CCCAGTAGTGCTGCTCGTCCGCCGTGCCGATCATGTCGGCCCGCGTCTGCCGCAGGCGGGTGGTGATGTCACTCATTTTCCATTTTCCAGAAAACGATCCCGGCGGGTTCTCGTCACCCCGTTATCAGTGAGATCGATGCCCGCCGGGATCGCTGATCGGTAAGAAACCCTAGGCACTTTTTCTGACGCCCCAATCGTATCGTATAAGACACGTTTTTCGGCGGTTCTTGCATACGGTTGGGGCGTCAGGTTCCGTCCTGTAGCGTCACTTGCTGGGTTCTTGCTGTTTCGCCAGTTCTTTGCCAGCCTCAACGCCAGCAAGGTACGCCGCAGTAAGTGCGTCTCCGTCTTCTTGTCCTTCGGCCAAATACACACCCTCGCAGCGGTCGAACGCTTGGCCAAGAAGGTGCCGCCAAAACTTCAGTTCTTTGCCGCGATGCTTCACAACCAGCGTGATTCTGTCCGTCCGCAGCGGATGCTCCATATGCCGGTTCTGGGCAACACACAGGGCGTCGTCATCCTCTTTGCTCATGCGTCACCTCCTAGGTGCCGCTCAGTCTACGCCCGCCGTCCAGCGAGTCTACGCCTCTTTCGGCCGCCTCTAGCGTCAGTCGATGCCAAGAGCCTTGAACGCCACTCGCCGCAGGTCGGCAATGTGATGCTCTGCCGCCCGCATGGCACCGGCTGACCCGGCTCCCTCTGTCGGACGAATCCCGGCATTCCACAGGTCATCCATCAGCACCTGAGCCTGTTGCATCCGCATGGTGAGCAGCGACCGCCGCTCGGCGTTGTCGGCAATCGGCTCCCAACGGAGGGTAGCGACCTCAACGGGGCCGCCTGTGATTCGCCGCCACGCTCCGATTTCGACGCCGCCGCCCCAAGGAGAAGCCTGCGCACGGATGTGATCGTCATAGTTTAGGTATGTCATCACTTCACCTCCGGCGGCTCGGGCAGCGGCATCCAAGCCACCGGCTCGTCCACCCTGTCGTCGCCACTGTTGAAGTGCGGCCCTTTGTCGTCCTCCACCCAAAACGTAGCTGCCACAACGCCGAGTTTCTTGAGCCGGCTGTACTTGTGCCTAGCGTTTGACCAACTGTATCTGCGGTGAGCGACGATCACCGTTTCGCCCCACTTGGGCAGGCTCTTCTCAACGCTGATCCACTTGCTCGCCATGCCCGCCATCCTATCGACCTAGCCAAACGAGTCTACGCCTGTTTCGGCCGCCTCTACAGACATTGTGCTAGACCCGATTTGAACGGGCGGCACTGGCCGTATAGCCCCGTCGCGGGCACGGTTCCAGAGACTAGCGACGACTCGGCGTTACCCGATAGTTCAGCCTTAGACCACTCAGCCACTAGCACGCCGCCTAGTCTACGCCCGCCGTCCAGCGAGTCTACGCCTGTTTGGTCGGCAACCATCAAGGATCGCTTGATAGTTCCGTCGCAAGATTAGTGCGTCTAACGCCGCGCCGGAGGCGCAAACAACGCCTCCAGCCCGGCCTTAACGTCAGGCCCAAGAGCCTCCAGCACTCTCGCCTCCACCTGCGACTGCGTGTAGTCGCCTGCCGCGTCGTATGCGGCCTTCTCCCACAAGGTGAGCGGGTAAGGGCAAGGACGAAGCCTCGCCACGCAGGACTTCCGCTTCGCGTTGTCAATGATGGTGATGTCCAGTTCCGATAGCGTAACGGGCTTTTGGACTCGCACCTCGCCATTGCTGCGAGTGTAGGTCGGCGGCTGGATCGTAACGGGCTGCGGAAGTTGCATTGCGATATCTCCTATTAGCAGGACGGCGGTGGGTTGGGGACGAACGTGCCAGCCGTGCCGGCACTGTTGCAGGCCGAGCCAGTGAAGGTGGCCGTGCCAACAACGGTGCTGAAGTTGATCGAACTGCCATTAAACGTCGCGTTGCCGGTAACAAGACCGTCGTAGTTGTACGCACTGCCGTTGAACGTCGCGTCACCTTCGACAGTGCCGCCGTTGGACGCACTGCCGTTGAACGTCGCGTCACCTTCGACAGTGCTGCTGTTAAACGACTCGTCGTTGAATGTCGCATCGCCGGTGATGGTGCCGCCGTTGTTGTACGCACTGTCGTTAAACGTCGCCTCGCCGCGGGTGGTGCCGCCGTTGGACGCATAGTCGTTAAACGTCGCGTTGCCGGTGACGGTGCTGCTGTTGGACGAACTGTCATTAAACGTCGCGTAGCCGGTGACGATGTTGCTGTTGTACGCAATGTCGTTGAACGTCGCGTTGCCGCTGACGGTGCCGCCGTTGAACGACTCGCCGTTGAACGTCGCGTTGCCGGTGACGGTGATTGCAACTTCGATATAGAATCCGTCGTAATAAGGGTCATCGAGCGTAAAGTTCACAACAGTCGGCGCACTGCCGCTGTTAGTGTCGCACGTTGCACTGAGAACAACACTATCGCCGCTAGACGGCAGGGCAGACGCCTGCGTGGTGAACGCACCGCTCGTCCACCAGTTGCCGAGCGTGGCCCAGTCGCTATCGACCGCAGCGTTGAAGTACAGAGTTCTGCCCTTCGCGAGCGGACGCAGCAGTCTCTGATTCATCGGCATGGTGAATGTCGCAAGAGTAGGGTGATGTGAAGCCGTTAGCAGACTTGGCCGACAATGTCAGCGGCCAGCGGGCCGTAGCCGATAGCATTGCGGGCGCGCACTGACACATCCAGGCCGTTGAAGGACTCGCCCTCAACGGTGATTGTCAGCGAGCCAGCAGGAGAGTTAGGGTCGTACACGGGGCCGGTGACAACGGCGCCTTGGGCGTGGTCGTCCAGCGGTGCGTTATCGACCCAGATTTCATAGTCCAAGATGGGGAGGCCACCGTCAGTGGGCGGGTAGAACACCACCAGCGAGTTGCCATCGGCACAGCATTCGATCATTTCCGGCGCGCCTGGCACGCTCTGCACCGACGCGCTGCCCAGGAACACCTTCGACGGCGAGCCGCTGCCGACGCGAAAAAGGACGCTGGTTGTGCCGACTGCCGCAGCCATGCTAGGTGATGATGTAGAGGGTCTGGGGGTCTTTCACGGCGAGTGCGGTGTACGCCGCCTGGGTGAGGGCGACGATGTTCGTGAAGCCCACGAACCCGGGCGGCGGAAGGTGATTCGTGGACGCCCATCGCTGGCCCACTCCGAGCTTCATGCGACCGGTATCCATCTCGACACCAAGGTCGTTCTTCGGGAGGAAGGGATTCTCTAGCGTCCAGTCTGCCGCCGTCCTGCTGTGGATGTCGGCCTTGAAGTCCTTGTCTTGCATTGCCTAATCCCTGGCATCCGCTGGGCCGCCGTGCGGTGGCTGGAGTGCGTAAAGCAATCGCGTTTGCTCTGCCACCGCTGCCGAAATCTGCCGCTGGGTGTCCGACATCTCCCGGAGGAACTCTCGGTGCGACTCTACCATTGGCAAGACAATGTCGATACGCACGAACCACAGCACGGCAGACGCCAAAACCAGGCCAAATCCGTACCGCTCCAGGGCTCGCAGCCCTACCTCATACACGCTCTCTCCGCTCATGCCGCCCCCCGTTTCCATGCCGCCATCGAGTGGCGATTGCCTTCTTTCTCGAGCCACCACCGAAGGATCGCTTGCACCACCCCAGAAAGAACCGCCGAGAGCAGGAACACCCAGACAAACCCGTAGGTGTTGTCGCCTGGGCGAGTGGCTTGGTAACTCAAGCCGACTTGCTGGGACAGCGTTTGGAGCAGTGCCTCCTCTTGCGAAGAGCCGCGCTGACAGCCGGACAGTTCGTCGGCGGGCCATCGCGACACAGCCATCTCTACGATTGCTCGCAGCCGCTCCGGTCCGATGAGCCGAGCCTTGATCGGGAGCCTGCGCCGGACGTAATCAGTCAGCTCGTCCATGCTCACAGGCCCCGCAGATTGCACTGCCCCCCCTGGCACTCTCGCACCAGGACTGACTTCACCACCTTGCCGCCGCCGCACGCCTGACAAGTTACGCGCACAGTGCCGTCCCCGACGTACCCGCGACCGTTGCAGTTGGGGCACGGGTCGCCCGGCTTCGGGGCCACATCGTCTGGCGTATCCGCTTCACTGCGGGCAAGCCCACAGGCCGTCTCGACGGCAAGGTCTGCCGTGATGGACGGATCGTCTCCGGGAACGCAGCCCGCCAGCAGGGCAAGGGACACAAGGAGCGGCCTCACAGCGCACCTCCAGTCCAGTCGGGGATCTGGGTCACGCGGAATCCGCTGTACCCCGCATAGGCGTAGGAGTCGCGACCCGACAGCATGCGGGTGCAGACGTCGGCGTCGATCCAAAACGAGCAGTTGGCAATCGCAGGAGGCAGGTCTTCGGGGTAGTGCTTGCCGCGAGTGTTACTGTCCCCCCAGGAGTTGAAGCACTTGAGGCCGGGCCGCTTGCCCCACCTCACCGCTGCCAGGAGCATGGCGTGCCACCAAGTCGGACCAGGGCGGCAGAAGCCGTCGTCGTCCCGGGTCATGCTAAAGCCGACTCCCGAGCAGACCACGACCGGGAAGCCGTTGGAGATGGCAGCGGCCGCCTCCTCGAACGTGGTGACCAGCGTCACCTCGCTGCACCGCCGCTCCTTCGCGAAAGGCTCGAGCTTGTCTGGCACTCCATTGCGGCCCCAGTCTCTGTCCCTCGCCTCCTTGCCCTTCTCCTGGATCACCACGCCGCCGTAGTCCACGCCGTAGTGGAGGCACCCAAGCTCGCGAATGGCCTTGGCGGCGTGCCAGCCAGTCGAGCCGTCGCCCCCAGTGTTCACCTTCTGCCCACGCGCCTCGACACGGGAGAAGCCGTACAGGGAACTTTCGATGGTGCGGCCCCGCCACTCCTCTGGCTCATGCCGGTAGGCGATGTCGCAGGCCGCCGTGACGTCCACCCCCAGGCTGGCCGCCCAGCCGACGCACGAACCCACCGAACCCTGACTCCCTCGCTTCCAGCGGGGGGAGCATTGCAGGAGGGCTGGCCACAGGAAGACGTCCTTGCCGCTGGCCGTGCAGTCAGGGGCCGCAGACGAGAACGTCGGGTGAGGCAGCGAGGCTGCAAACCTCTCTGCCCCAGCCGGATCCGGGACGTAGCCAAACGAATGGTAGTTCGCCACCGGTCACCTCTGCCCAGCCCACGCCAGAGCCATGGCCACATCCACGTAGGAGGCCCGCATTTCGTCCGTGAGGGGCCTTGCGTCCTTGCCGACGGCCGACGCCAGTGCTTCCTCGACGCCCGCCTTAAGCCCTGGCAGCGAGCCAGGGGCGACGCCCGACAGCCGCCGCCAGCCGATGTCCAGGGCCGTTACGGTCAGGATCCGAAGCGACGGAACGTCCTTGAAGATCTGGTCTTTCTCCGCCGTCTCGGCCTCCACGACCTTGGCGGCCTTGCTCCAGACATCCGACCACGCCGCCCGGGCCTGCGGAGTGGCCCCTTCGAGGGCTTGCCGCACGGGACCAACCAACGCACGCAGGGCAATGCTCGGCTCGGGGACGGCAACCCCAGCCCTGGGAAGGTCAACCATGAACGTCGGGGTCGGGAACTTCCCCCACGCAGCCGCTACGATCAGCAAGGCGGCCACCACGCGACTGATACCACCCGCGTGCGACTGAATCCAGCCTGCGGCCGCCCGGGCCTTGGCCACGATGAGGTCTTGATACGGAGCCGCCAGGACGACCACCGCCGCCACCACCGCCGCAGTACGGAGAAGCTGCTCCAGGGTCACGACGCCAGAGCCTCCTTGACCGTCAATGCAGAGACCAGCCCGACCACGTACTCAAACAGTTCGTAGCCCTCCTTGGTCTGGAGCAAGGCTCGCAGCCGAGCCACGACCTCGTCGTCAATCGGAGTGGCCGTTTTGGTAGCAACAAACTGCATGAGCTTGAGCGCCGCGTCGGCCCGGTCGGCGGGCGTCCGAGCTGCGGACAGCGCGGACAGCAGCGACAAGCCCGGAGCCCACTCCACAAGCAGGCGAATCTTGTCTGAGAGAGAGATCACGGGAGCGCTCCTTCTTGGACTGGACCATGCGGACCAATAGATTTATGTCCCTGGGAAGACCGCACGCGGACACGAACTTCCGACGCAGCAAATCCGGGTCTAGGCCAACGTCCGCGCAGGTCTGGTCGAAGGTGAACTCGCCGCCAGTGCCATTGAAAACCCACGTGCAGGCGGCTACCTGCCGCCGAAGAACCTCCTTGGCCATCCTGTCTCGCGGCCAACGCACCGCACCGCCGCACCCGGCCGCCCGGCGGCCCAAGGCCCGCAGGTGAAAGTACGCCCTGGCTATGGCGTCACAGCAAAACCGCCTCCACCCGGCTTCGCAGTGCTCAACAATCCCCTGGTCGTCGTAGTCCGTTACGGCGACGTCTCGCATTCAACCTCCCGGTGGTTCCAAAAAGCCGGAACGCAAGGTGCCCTCGTTGATCTCCGGCCAGACCTCGAGGGAGTGGATTGCCGCCATGACATTCCACGCCGCATGACCCAAGTGATCCTCCGCCCTGTCCCCTCCAAGGAACATGTACAGGTGCCTGATGGCGTGATTGAGCATGTCGTTTGCGGGCATGCCCTTCTCCCAGTTGAAGTCGCCGTACCTCTGCGCACCTTCCGCACACGCCCGTGCCACCGCTGCCAATCCAACCGGCGTAATGAGGTCATAGCGAGTCTCCTCAGCATCGCTCGACCGCACCGCACCGCTCTCGTACATCACCTTCGACCGCTCCACAGTCTTCATCGGTACAACTCCTTAAACCTCTTCTCGAACTGCTCCTTGGCATGCGCCCATCCACAGGGCACTACCACAACTGCCGCAGGCTGGGCATCGATTCCCCAGTCGTTGTTCACCGTTATGAGGTCTCGCTTCTCGGCCATCAGGGCCTGCCGGTCGGCCACGTGAACGGCCCCTGGCATCGGCCACTGGAGGCCGAAGTGCGTGGCGATCGACCGCTGGACGTCCTCCTCAAGCTCGCGATAGCCGTCGAGCATGGACTTGAGCGGCGTGGCAACGTCCCCCAGGTATGCCTCGCTGGCGTCGTGCAAAAGCCCCCAGAGGGCATGCTCGGGCGGGGTCAGCTCACTGACCAGAACGCTGTGCTGGGCGACCGAGTACGGCACCCGGCTGTGCCCGGTAAAGCGATTGATGCAAGCGAGAGCGTGGGCGATGTCCGGGAGCCGAACGTCACTCGGCCGGAAGTGCGACAAGTCGATGAGCTTGCCGGTGTAGGTCTGCATGATCGTCTTCTTCATTCCTCACCTCCCACTACGAGTTGCTCTGGGGTCCGCAGGGACTTGGCTGGCACGAAGTACGCCTCTCCGTAGCCGCCATGATTGGCAGTGAACGCATCCTGCTTGGCCTCTTCGCCTACGCACCAGCCTTGAATCTCAAAGCTGCTGGGGCCGCCCGTCACCAAGACGAAGACATCCTCACTCTTGTCCTGGGGTCGCACGATCAGATCGTGGTCGTGCCTTGCTCGGGTCCGAACCTGGATGCGACCAACGTCGCCGCCACGCTTGAAGGTGTTGACGCTGCCGTTCCAGTACCTGTTCGTTGCCTTGGCGAACGCGCACTCGCCCAGCGCACCAAGGATGTGGATGCCCCAGTCGTCGGGCACCGTGCTGCGATTCTGACACTGCTTGCGCATCGCCTCGACGTTGCGAGAGACGCCAACCAGTGCGGCCCGACTGACCTCGAACCACTCAAGATCTACCTTCATTGCCCCTCCTTGGGCCGGTAGCCCAACGCCCACAGGATGCGAGACAGGTCGCGCCCCTGCTGGGTGACATGCTCCTCGTCATGCGTGGGATTTGCCGCATGAAGGAATTCGTGGATCTCGATTTCAAGCCGCTTGCGGCCAGACAGTCGCTCGTCGATCAGGATTCGCTCAGGCGTGCTTGGAGTCTTCGGCGTCTTGACGAACGCATAGCCGTCCGCAGACCCACGAAGCCGGGCGTATCGCCACAGCCATCGCACCTTGTTGATGAGAAACTCATGATTCTTAGGCATCACATCCCTCCTTGAATCTGCTGCACGAACTGCTGGATCTGCTCAAGCGGAAATGTCACCAGCCATTCCGCGTCGTTCTTGCGATGAAGCACCACAGGCACAAGCGCCCCGCACTGCTCCCTCGACTTATCCATCACCTCAGTGAGGTTCAGCTTTTGCACCCGCTTGACCTCCAGCCACAGGCCCGGGAGGCCAGGAGCAATCAGGTCGGACGCACTCTCGGTGCCGCTGTGCTGCTGTGCCCGACGAGCCAACGACTTCGGCAGCAAGCGATTCAGCTCACTGGCGGCCTCGAGCTCCCCGACCTTGCCCTTGCGGCGACTGTTGATTGCCATGTCGATCAGCTCCTGCGGAATCCCATTGCGGCTGCGATGCCAGAGAACGCGTCCCGGATACACCTCCGGGCCGTAGCCAAGATGCCTGCGGTGCCGCAGGCTGGCGAGAAACGTCGGGTCGTAGTGGGAGTCATCCACCTCACGCTTGGCAGCAAGGCACATCCCTGGCGTGAGGTTATGCACCCCGCCTGAGTGAAGACCGTGATGGCACCACATGCACAGACGCAGAAGGTTTCTGCGGTCGTGCTTCCTTCCGGCGCCTCCGACGAGATGGTGAATGTGAAGCCTTTCTCGGCTCCAGCACACCGCACAAAACTGGAACTTGTCAGCAAAGGCAGATAGCACAGCATGGCTCACTCCTCCTCCTCCGAGACTGCTCGGGCTAGACGCAGGACCGCACCGTCAAACTCCAGGGCGTCTTCGCGGGACTGCAAGATCACCGACCACCGAATCAGCGGCGATCCGCCCGGGTCGCGAACGTCAGTGATTTCCTCAACGAAGACCGGCCGCCGCCGCCGGAGGCGTCCAGCCAATCGGCCAGCCGTTGCCAGAGCGTCGTTGGATGCCATCAACTTTCCAATCGCCAGTGACAAAAACCCTTTCATCTGATCAACCACCCCTTCTTCCTGTTGCGCTAAGTCCTGTGTCATGGAGGCCCTGTCTGTTGCTTGAAGGCTCGCAATGGGTGGACGGCGACTAATCCCCAGCGTGATGCTGGGGTTAGCCGCCACCCTGTCCGCTGCTCGTTAGGACGCTTTCGGGTGTCCTCCTTGCCGCAGGGGCGGAGGCTTGCGACCTGCTTATCGAGCATCCTGCTGCCCGCGTGACTTGGCCCTGTCGCTTGCGGCTGGCCGTACCCACTTTCGTCACGATCCCTTCTGGTCGTGGGTCATGCGTCTGCGTGCCAGAGGTTTTCCCAACCCACGCAGCCGTTTAAGTTGTCTGTCAGTGCTTGTTCGGCTTAACTCTCCTCAGGAGGTTGAAGTCGGCGTACTGTTCGCCAATGGCAAGGTTGATCCAACTGCGGCCCGCTGCCTTGGCAAACGGCACGCAGAGCAGTAGCCCGGTCGATATGTTCGTGATAACGAACGCATCGACCTGAGTCGCGTCATATCGCAACTGCTTGCGGCCGCCACGCGATATGCGCACCCGGGATCGGTTCTTCCCGGAAGTGCGAGCCGTTGCCTTGACTTGGATCCGCCAGCAGCGGCGACCATCCAAGGCCAAGATGTCATAGCCGTCATCAATGATCGGGAGAGCGACTTGATAGCCGGAGCGCAGTAGTTGCGCCACAGCCAGCGACATGCCGATCTCACAGATGTAACGTCCATCAGACAGTCCCTTGCCCATGCCGCCTCTCAGTGAGTGGCCGTCGCTTCCTTGCGCTTAGCCAGTGCGTGCCGTACCGCAGACTTGAACGGAGAGTCCTTCTTGGTCGAGTCCAGCACCCAGGCCAGATAGCTGGCAGGAAGGCTGTCGATGGGCTGGCCCTTGTACTTGCCGTAAAGCATCCGCCAGCCACGCTTCTTCTTGCCCTCCGGCTCGGAGAACAGGTCGCGGGTCTCATGGTCGAAGGTCACGCCGACGACCAGGCGCTTCCGCTTCTCGATCAGTTCCTGTGCCTGGAGGGCCAGTTCGGCATGCTCCATTTCGTCGGCCTGACGCATGGCCTCGACGGCATCGACGCCATCAGACGTCAGGAGATCCCGGATCGTCTGCCGCCGCTTGGCCGACTTGCGGCACTTGGCATCCAGAACGTCCAGGGCCGAGAGCAGTTGGTGGCTGCGGCTGGCGTCGGTGATGTCGTACAGGTTGAACGTGGGCTTGTCGCTGTTCCGAATGGCCGCCAGCCGCTCGTCGCGGGTCATCTCGGAGTGAACGACTCCCGGCAGCGGACGGGTTCCGCGACCGAGCCGTTGCTCATAGCGTGAGAGGCTGCGTGTCGGGGCCGCCATATAGATGTTTCGCAGCCTTGGGAAATCCCAGCCGTACCCCAGGACGCCCACGTTGATGATGATGTTGGTCTCGCCGCCAACGAAAGCATCCATGTTCTCCTTGCGAACCAGCGGGTTCTGCTTGGAGTGGACGATGGCCACCTTCGCCCCGTACCGCTGGAACACTTCCGCCAGTAGGCTGGCCTGCCGAACGTGAGCGGCGTAGATCACAGAGGGCTGGCCCTTGTGCGTCTGGAGGACGAGGCTCGAGACCTCCTGGGCAAAGTGTTCGGCCGCGAGTACAGCAGCCAGTCGCTCCTCATTCCACTCGCCCGCAACGTCCTCGACCAGCGAGAGATCGAACGACTTGGCCTCCGACAGGAAGCAGGTTGGGCCGACGAGGTAGCCGTCGCTAATCCCCTCCATCAGCGAGTACACAATCTGCGGGCGCGGCCAGTACCGCAGTGCCTTGCCCTTCCCCTTGTAGGGCGTGGCCGAGAAGCCGACGATCGTGGCCCCTCGATCCTCAAACCACCGGAGCATCTCCTCCATGCGAGGCGTGATGCCCACGTGGCACTCGTCCACCAGCACCAGCGTGACGCGATCGTAGGCCCGGGCCTTGTACCGATTGCTCGACAGCAGGCTGTCTCGGGAGCCGACGATCACGCGGTTTCGCAGGCCCTCGATGGACTCCGCGTAGTTGCCGCCCTGCTCGATGTCGCACTGCTCTCCGAGCCGCAGCTCCAGCCGGTCGCGGTTCTGCCGCATGAGATCCACCAGCGGCACGATCCCTAGCGGGTATCGGGCAAGGCGGCACAGCTCCGCCTGCACCTCCGTCTTGCCGCTGCCGACCGGCTGGCACACGACGATGCGACGGTGCCCGGCCTTGGCGGCCTTGCAGACTGCGTGGACGGCCCTCTTCTGGTAGTCACGGAGCATGACCATCAGCGCTTCCCCTTTCGTGGCTTGCGGGCTCGGCGGGCTGACTTGGGCGGTAGCACAGGTTCCGGCTCTGCCGCAGCCGGAAACATCGTTGCCAGCCGATCCTCGACGCGACGGGCAATCTCAAACTCAACCAGCAACTGCGGCAGCAGATGGGTGCAGAACTTGAGTGCGCTTTCGTGGTCGAGGGTTCCGGCCTGGGCACGCCCAGAGACAGCCATCGAGACCGCGTGTAGTTGCTCGTACTGAAACATGGTGTGTTGGTGCCGGATGGGGCTGACGGCGTCCGGCTCGCCGGTGGAGGAAGGCTTCGCCCCTGCCTGATTCATCACGAAACGGCCGCAGGCTGCGGCGACTTCTTGTTGTTGGAGTCCTTCGTCACCTCAACGACCGGCTTCGGCTGGAGCTTGGCCGCCGTTTCGTTGGCCATGACCCGCAGTCGCGTGGCCGCAGCCTCAGATAGATGCCCGCTGGCAGAGCCCCTGGCGATCTGGTCGAGAACAGCGGCGACGGCGTCGGGCTTCTTGGCCTCTCCCAACTTGGAGGCAATGGCCTTCTCCCATCGCTTCTCGCTGTCGGCCGCAGCCGCTGCATGCGACCGCTCGGCCTGCTCGCCGTCATCGTCATCGTCCGCAGCGATCCCCGTGATGGCACACAGGGCGATTCGCTTGAGGTACGTCGCCGCCTTGGCGAGTTCCTGTGGCGGCACCCGGCCCGGCATGGGCAGGTAGGACCGCTCAAACTGACCGCTCTTGTGCCGCACGGTCGTGACGAGATAGATCGTCCCGTCCTCGCCGTACGGATGGAACGTCTGCCGCACGGACAGGCCGTTCGTGGCGTAGGCGGCACGGATGCACTCAAAGCACGAAGCAAGGTCGGCGTAGTCGGGGACCGGCTTGCCGTCCTTGCCCTTCTTGGCGAAGTGCGAAACCTTGTTCCGCACGACGTTGCTCAACTGGCCGAAGGCTTGTGCCATGGCCTCAGAAATCTGATCCACGTGGTCGCTGTTGGCGTTCCACACCGATGCGTCGAATACCCTGTTCACGAAATCCTCCCCATGACATGAGCCGGAAAAGACAACTCCACAACCTCGCCGTGCGTGTCCGGCAACCACCAGTCGAGGTCTTCTCGCACTCGCAAGTCAGCGAGCGCTCGGTCCATGAGCCGCCGACCTTCCGCAACGATGGCGTCGGGAAGCGTCACGACTTGGCAGTCGTGCGGCAGCGATGTGCTGACAACGATGAACCGCAGCGGGGCGGGCTCTAGGCCACACGCCTCCATGCCGCAGCGATACCACGCATCTTGCAGGTGGTATCGGTACTTCAGCACCGGACTCCAGAAGCCAGCCAGGATGTCCTGCTCGCTGGTCGTCTTGAGGTCGATCCAGAAGTCTGGAGTGCGGGCGTCGTAGCGGCACTTGAGGTAGTGCCCGTCCGGCGAGACCCAGCGGACGCTGGCCTCGCGATCGACGATCTGGTCGAGCATCTCGACGCAGGCCGGGTGACGCCGGATGGCCGCCACCTCAGCGAGAAGCTGGGCCTTCTCCTTGGGCGAAATGAGCGTGCTGCCGGGAGGAGCCTCGTTTTCGGCCCATTTCTCGGCATCTTTGCCCAGCAGGCCCGTCGCGGTTAGCCTTTCAGTTGGAGGCACCACCAGCGACTCAAGGAAGTCGTCGCCATGCTCCAGCCACGAATGCAGCATCGTGCCGTGCGACATGGCCGGGCTGCTGAACGGCGGGAGCGTCTTGGCGATGTACCGCTGGTGGTACAGGAGCGGCGAGTCAAGGAATGTTTTGATCGTGCTGCATGACCTGTACGTCTGGTCAGCGTGATAGTCGGCGTTAGGCTCTCCCCGCCGAAGATCAACAGAAAGGAGCGATGGTGTGCCTCCGGACAGGACGTTCGTGATGTTCAAGCCGAAAGCCGTGCCGATCGTATCGGCTGTGCTGGCCTGACCATCCGTGCGCACCTGTTCGGTTTCTTGCACTCCATTGCTTTGGGTGGCGAGAAACATGAAGTCTTTTCCAAGGGTGGCGGAGGCGTATCTCCGCGAGCGAATCGTGAACCAGTCCTACGCTCGGCGAGTCCGAGCGGCTGCTGCCGGGTGCCGCTGGGTCAGCGTGGAGTGGTGCAACCGATACCTCCGCAAGAGGCTATCGGAGGTCCGCTCCGTGACCGTTGCTCCCGAGAGAGTGCTCATCCTGAGCCTGTGGCGTTTTGCTTATGAACGTGGGCTAGTGGATTCCATGCCGCGTGGTCTCGTCAAGATCAAAGTGTCGAGGCCACCAGTTCGGGCGTGGACTTTAGAGCAGTGCTGTACGGCCGTCAAGGCCACTTTCCAAGACGACGGGATTTTGCTGCGATCGGGGGCAAGGCTCGGGGTTTTCCTGAGGTGCTGGCTGCTGCTCGGGTACGAGACAGGGGCTCGCCAGGAGGACTTGTGGAACCTCCGGCGGTCGGATTTCTTTGGCGACACGGTTGCCTGGACGCAGGGGAAGACCGGCGTGCCGTTGTCAAAAAAGTTGACTCCGGCCTGCATGGCGGCAGTCACTGCAATGCTGGAGGGCTCTCCCGATGGGCGAGTGCTGGGCTGGGCAATGGTCAAGGAGTCGGGGTGGCGGCGGCTGCGGCGATTCCTCAAGCGGCTTGACCTGCCCGGGTCCAGCAAGTGGCTCAGGAGGTCGGGGGCCACGCACGTGGAGATCCTCCAGCCCGGCAAGGCTCGCCTGCACTTGGGACACAAGACGGTCGGGCTGGCCGAGCGGTTCTATATCGACTGGTCCCAGGTGCGAGGACAGATTCCGCAGACGCCTGTGCTACTCGAATAGCTGGCCGGTGGCCGAGCGTTCACGCTCTTTGCGTCGCGGCTTGCGGCGAGCCGCCCGACGCTCGCGGTCGAGCGACCGGGAGACGGCCATGCGGTCGAGCGCCCAGTTGGGCACGTAGGGCTGGAGGTTCTCGGGGATGTAGCTCGTCGTGAACTCGCGGGTGTAAGGGTCCACGCTTTCCTGGAGCTGCCGCACCTGATCGCGGAGGATGTCTTCCTGCGTCTTGTCTCGCACCTTCAGGCCGGTCGTGGCGTTGAGGCTGGTCTTGATGGCTCGCTGGGCAAGCGACTGCCCACCGCGATCGTCCAGGAGCGAGCGTGCGGCATATAGCGGGCGACCGACGAACGGCATCATCTCGACGGGCTTCTCGATGATGGCCGGGACGTTGGCGTCTGGGTTGCCCGTGACAGATCGCAGAATGGAATCCAGCGTGCTGGTGCTTTCGCCAACCGGGCGGCGGGTAAAGAAGTCCTGGCCCGACATGAGTTCCGCCAGAGTCCGCAGCCCGGGATGCAATTGCATGCCCACCTGCCGCATCGTGCCGGTTGCGGCACCTGAGACCGTGCCGGGAGTCTCGAGCATGTTGATCTGATCGAAGCCTGGGAAGTCGAGGTCGGTGAGGTAGGTCTGCGTGCCCGGTGCCGGAACGCCGCCCCACTCCTCCGGGATCGGCACGGCAAACTGCGAACGAAGGTCGCTGGTGATGTAGGCGTCGTCGTCCACATCGTCCTGCACTGACTCGGTGGCTCGCACCAGTTGCCCGTACCGGCCGCCGGGTTGCTCGGACAGTTGCCGCAACACCTCCCCGAAAATCCTGCTCTGGTAGGAGTACCAAGGAAAAACCCGGCGGAGTACGTTGCGCTCGAAGCCGCTAAGGCTCGTATAGTCCACGTGGGCCCGCTTCATCGCCCTGGCCGCAGCCTCCGGCGTGAAGCCCTGCTTGAGCAAGGCAAGGTAACCGCTCAGGCGATTGATGCCGTCCGTCAGCGAGTTCATCTGCTCGCCCGCACGGAGGATGGGGTTCTTCGTCTCGGCCAGCGGCTTGAGGCTAGACCGCCACGTGCCGAAGTCTCGGGCAAACTCGGTCCACGTGCGGCCGGACTGCGGGGCTAACTCGCCAAGGATCGTGCCAGCGTTGACCGGCGTGGCTCCCGGCAGGGCGGCGTCAAGGGCCCGCCTGCCAGTGAGTCCAAGGCCAATGTCCGTGGACGAGCCGCCTGCGACGAGCCCGGTGCCTGCGAGGTCCGAATAGAACTGGTTGACGGCGTCGGCCCCCATGCCCTGGTAGCGAGGGATGGACTGGAGTTCCGCCAGGAACGTCTGGTCGCCCGGCCCCGATGACAGCAACCCCCTGGCGGCCCGCACAGACCGGCGGTCGAGGGCGCCCTCCAGCCAGTTGCTGGTGGCGCCGCTATAGAGATCGCGCACCGCCCGGGCAGGCCAGGTGAGGATTGAGCCTTTCCAGGCGGCGGTGATGTGGTCGAGCTGCTGGAGCAGCGAGCCAGAAGCCTCGTCCACCGAGAAGACGTCCCGTGCCCTGAGCAGCCGGTTGACATGCTCCTCTGGAATGCTGATTTCAGACAGTTTGACTTGGTCTGGGTCGGCTATGCCCCGCAGCCCAGCGATGCGCTCACGCATCTGCTTGGAGGCGCCAGACAAGGGGCGAGCGTTGACGGCACGCGCGGCAGCGCCATCACCGACGATGTCCATGAGATCGTCGGCAGAATCGTCGTATGACCGCAATCCCAGACGCTTGATCGCGTCCTCCATGGAGATGTGCCGACCGCCCGGGATGTCGGTGTAGAGACCGTCCTCAGCGAACGTCGCCAGGGAGTCGTACAGCGTCTTGGCCGTCGCCATGCTCTCGTTGCGGTTGCGCATGTACGAGCCGATCATTTCGGTCGGGTGCTGCCCAAACAGCGGCGCTCGGTCGAGTGCCTCTGACGGCAACTTGTGCAGCACGCGAGCAATCTTCTCGGCCTGCTCCAGCGTGATGTCTGGTCCGCCTGGCGGCACCAGCGGCTGGAGTTCCTTGAGGATATGGACGGCGGCGGCAGTGTCGGTCGTGGCCGTCCGCTTCCCGCCCGCCACCACCGGGTCGCGAGACAGCCGCAGGATGGTTTCGCGACCACCGGGCACCTGCATGGCGTCCGTGCGGCGGAGCATGTCGCCCGTGAACGTCGAGAGTGCGTTGTTCAGTTGGCGGTTGCGGCGAGACTCCATCTCCAGCACCGCATCCGCCCGGCGGGGCAGATACTCGATGCCGTACTTGTCGGCCAGTTGCTCTGCCGTGAGGCCGAGTTCCCGGGCGCCGGTCAGGTAATCCTGCCGATTGTTCTTCCACCAGTTGGCGTAGTTGAGCAGTTCGGGCCTGGCCTGCACGTACGCCTCGTCGCCGGGCCGCATCGCCGCTGGCCCCTCGAGGTAGCGACCCAGGATGCGGTTGCCGTCCTCCGAGAAGACCTCAGGGTGCGATTGCTGCACCCGCGAGAGCAGCAGGGTGTGTGCGCTATCGGCTACGCCACCTGCCTGCTCCCTGGCCCTAAAGGAAGCAATGTTGGTGAGTTGATCTTCGGCATCGACGGCACCGCCGACCTTGTTGTCGAACAGGGCCGACATTTGCCGCCCAACGGGGCTCCAGCGGTAGGCTTGCCCAAGCGTGTCCAAGACGTCGGCGTAGTTGTCGCCAAAGCCCTTGCCCAGGAAATCGCCCGTGATACTAGGGTTCTGGAATGGCAAGCCGATGCCGAAACTGTCGGCCAGCCGCTGGTTGCGGATGCGGTTGAACTCCGTGTCCCCCAGCAGCGCCCTGGCCTCACGCTCGGCCGCTTGCGGGCTGTCGGCATACTTGATCGTGTCGTCGAGCGTGATGGCCCGGCGAGCGGTGCGAGTGCCGTATAGCGGCCTGCCCACAGTGGCCGGATCAAGCGTGCTGAGCGTTCGGCCAGTGGCCTCCAACTTATCGGCAGTGCGCTGCACAACGGTCGGCAAAGCCTTCCGTGCGTCCGCAGTCGCCAGTGCCCCGCTCTGAATGGCCTTGCGGGTGGCGGCGGTTGGGGCATTGTCCAGCAAACCGAGTTTCTGGGCAGCACGGCCTGCGGGAGTCAACGCCTTGGCCGGGCCACTTAGCATGGCCAAGGGGTCGGTTCCCACCTCAACGGCCAGGCCCGACAGGAAGTTGCCCCACGTGTCTTCCTGCCCAGCCAGACCCATGTCGCGCAGCAGTTCACGACCCGTCACCCGCTCGCCAGGACTCCCGGCCAGCAGCCCGCGAAAGTAGTCGCCCGGCATGGCCAGTGCGTCACCTACGCGAGACAGCGTACCGCCGGTCAGTTCGCCCAGTTCACCCAGGACAGACGCCTGCAACTCGGGGCTGACTTCCTCCTGGTCGGGAGGCACGCCGCCGAACACATCGCCAAACAACGGAGCGGGGCCAGCGGCCTTCCGCCGTCGCGTGGCGGGGCCGACAGCCTGCCCGAAGATGTCGTCTGCGAACAGGCTCATGCAGCACTACCCCTGTGGATTTGGCTGGCCGCCGCCCGTGAGACCTCGCCAGAATCCACTAGCCCAACCTGCGGCTCCGGTGGCGGCGTCTTGCATGCCCTGCGCGGCCTGCTGGCCTTGCTGCTCGGGAGTTGCTTGGCCGCTGTTGTAGTACAGCTCTGCCTGCTGCGGGTTCATGCCAAGATGCCGGACGGCAAAGTCAATGAACGCAGGCTTGTTTTTGCGCAGCGTGTTGAGGTGATTAAGGACAGCCGGGTCTTGCGCACCGTTGGTCCGAAACATGTGGGCGGCAATGTAGCTCTGAGTGATTGCGGCCCATTGACCTTCACCGCTCTCGGGGTGCAGCTTTTTGACCACTTGGTAGACGGACTCGTATCGCTGAGTAGGATCCGCTACAGCAAGGGCCGTGCTCAGTTGTTGCTGAACCTCTTCTCCGATCAGCTTCGGTGGCGTTTCGGGGTTTTTAGCGGCCGCCTCCGCAGCCCTCCCTGCTGCCTCTGCCTTCGCCGCCTGGACCTGTGAATCGCCAGCCCGCTGCGTGATGTCCATGGCCCCGAACCTCGCCGCCCCCATCGGATTGCCAGCGATTTCGTTCACCGCTGCCGCCGCCATGGGATTGTTTTCGTCCACAGCGCGCATGAGGCTGCGGATCCGCATGCCGGGAGCGATGTTGGGGTTTCGGTTGTCCTGGCTCAGGTTGTAGTCGTTTGCACGCTGCTTGGCCGTAAGCCGACGATTTTGCAGGTCTTGCGCTCGCAGCAGGCGGCCGAACTCCCGAAGCTTCTCCATTCCTCCGGGCATTTCACCTGCCGCAAGGATTGCATTGCGTTGGCTCGGCGGCAGTAGATGCACATACCGAACAGTCATGTCGAGAGCAAACTTGCGCTGCATTGCCGCGTCGCGATTGGCCTGTGGCCCAGCAGCCTGAGGCATGCCTGGCGCTTCGGGCTGGGCCGCCGGATCGGGCTGACGGGCCAGCGGTGGCGCAGGAGGAGGCGGGGCGGCAGGGGCGGGTGGTGCAGCCGCAGCAACGGCCGGAGCAGCAGGAGCGTTGCCCGCAAACGCCCGCTCGGCGGCGGCCCTAGCACGGTCCTCCGGCTTCATATCGACCATGACAGGCCGCTGCGGAGCATCGACCGGCAAGGCGATCTCGGGGCCATCGTCCGCGATGCCTTGGGGCGCAGGTGCGGCGGGCGGCGAGTATGCGACCGGCGGGCGAGTGACGTTAGGCACCGGCCCCCTCGCCTTGCGTGCTTCCGCCAGCCGCATCACGCCAAGGGCTTCACCGGGCCCGAAGCCAGCGGCACGCTGGAGGATCTCCTCGCGGTGCGAGGGATCCTGAGCCGCAGCAAACTGCCGGGCGAAGTCTTCTCGTTCGTCTGGTCGCAAGCCCATGGGGTTCTCCTCAACCGAACTGGTTGTATTGCTGGAAGGTCTGGTACTGAGGGGGTCGGCTCGTGAGGTTCTCGCCACGCCTCAGGCTCTCCAAGGCAGCTTCGATCTCGGCCTCTGCTGCGGCCACCGGGTCTCCGGCCCCTGGTTGCCCGCCGGGAGGGAAGGGCACAGGGAGGCCGCCTGGAGGGCCATTGCCGCCGCCGCCGCCACCACCACCGGCACCGGGTGGAGGTACGTGCGGGCCGCCAGGGGCGTTCGAGGTGCCAGCGAGCCTGCCGAGACCCCAGAGGACACCGCCGCCAATCGCGGCGCGGGAGCCCCACTTCCACCCCGCATTGCGGATCCTGCGCAGGAGCGACTCTGGCGCGGGCCTGCCACCCTCGTCGCCGTCCCTGCCTCGCGGGGGCGTGTCGCCTTCGGCCCTGGGCCTGTCGGCCTCAAGGTCGCCCTCTGGGGCCGGGAGGTCATCGCCAGCCTTCGGCGGTGTGTCGGCGTCCGGCGTGGCGGCTGGTGCGTCAACGTCACCGGCTGGTGGCGGAAGGTCATCGGCGGCAGGAGGAAGGTCGGCCGGATCGACGCGACCGATCTCAGGATCCGGGACGGCCTGGGCTGATTCGGCTGGGGCAGCGTCAACGTCGCCCTTCGGCGGCGGCAGGTCGCCAGCGGCCGCTTGCGGGGCGGATGCACCAGCCCGCTTGGCTCGCTCCACCTGCTCGTCTACGTATGCCTTCCGCAAGGCATTGGCCTCGTCTTGGGCCTTACGCTTTGACAGACCATTGGCAATGCCAGCCTCGTAGGCTTCGTCGCGGACCACATCGGCCCGAGCCTGGATTTCCGCCATGGCCTCAGCATCGAGCTTTTGGGCGGCCGGGCTAGGTGCAGGCAAATCCCCCTCGACGGCCCCAAGGTCGGTCGCAGAGGCATCCAGTTTGGCATCTTCGGGAGTGGCGGCGGGAGTGCTGGCGGCATCGTCGAGGGAGCCGGATGTCGCGGGCAGGTCGTCGCCCGAGACTGGCGGAAGCGTGCCGGTCCTGGCGGCCTTGAGTTCTTGGCCCCACTGCTTGCGAGCGGCGTTGCCTGCCGCCACAGCCTCGTCATCGGACTTGCCAGCCTTTTTCGCTGCCTGGAATCCCCTGGCGTAAGCCTCTGCGGCTTCGGAGGCGGTAGAGCTGCTGTCCAGAATGACAGTCGCGTCGGGCTCTTCGGGCCGGGAGGTTCGGGGAGCAGCCCCTCGAGCCTCCATGGCGCCGATCGGATTGTTGCGGGGAGTGCCATACGTGTCTTGCACGGCCTTGGCGAACCTCTCGACCATCATTTCGTAGGTTGCCGTGCCGGGACGCAGGCCGCGAACGCGAGATGCGACCTCGCGGGCAACCTCCTCTGCGGTCATGCCAGATTCAAGCGGATTGCGGCCGCCAAACCCTCGCTCAAGCGAACCCCTCACCCGGCTCTGCTGCGGCTGGCCTCCCCTGACCTGCTGCTTGCGGCCCGCTGGCGGGGTATCGAGCAGTTCGTTGACCTCGTCGCGGAACGAGAAATCCCCGTCGATGTCGTCAATAAACTCAGAGACGTCGTCGCCAAACTCCAGGCGAGCATCGTCCAGCGAGGCGCCGAGATCCTGGGCGCTCATGCCATCGGCGTTGGTGTTTGAAATGGCCCTGCGGCCCCGCCGACGGAAGCCGGTGGTGGCAAAGAACAAGTCTTCAAGGGTGTCCTGCGAGCTGGCCTTGTTGACGCTGCTGTCGGCGTACGCCCGGCGGCCGGTCTCGAGGCGATAGCCCTTCGGGATTCCCTCTCCGCGACGCTGCGCTGGCGTAACGCGAGCGATGACCTCGCCCGTCCTGTCGTTGACCAATCGCGGCGGGTATGCCTTGTCAATCGCGGAGTAGGCTTTCTGGAGTCGGGCCAGGGCGGCCACGCGAGCCGCCGGGTCAGCGGCGGCATCAACGGCCTGCTGAGCCTGAGCAACCTCCTGCTCCAACTGCTCGGCCTTGGCGACGGAATCGACGTCGCGAGTGTCCGGCCGCTCGTTTCGCCTGCGAGTCTCCAGCGGAGGATTGCGATCCCTCCCTCGCAAGAAGACGGGCAGATCGTCGCCAAAGACTTCCCGGCGAGCGTCATCTGCCATGCCGCCCAGCGGGGCCCTGTCGGCCCGCTCCAGTGCAGCCTCGCGACCAAGCGAGCGGGCCTCGTCTGCGTCGGTGGGCATCTCGTTGGGCTGTCGGTCGAACGCCTGCACTTCGGGCTGGCGGGCTCCAGGGGCAAGCACAGGGCGGGGCGAAGGAGCGATCTCGGCAGAGCGGAGCGCAGCGGCCTCTGTGGAAATCCGGTCGGCCTGCATTGAGCGGCCGATTCCATCAGCAAGGGCCCGGCGGCCGAGATAAGACCGCTGGGCCTGACGGGCGGCTTCGGGGTCCAACTGTGCGGCGGCCTGGATTTGTGCGCGCAGGGCATCTGCGGCCTCCGTGTCCCCAGCCTTCATGGCACCGTTAAGATTGATAAACAGGGCGTCAAGCTCGTTCGTCGGCGCCGAAATGCTCTGGACCAGTTCGTCCGGCAACGCAGCGCCCGCCTTAAGGTCACGCTGGATTTTTGTGCGTGCCACCATCAAGGCATCGCCGTCAAGGTCTGGGTTCTGGCGGCGAACAAAAAGGTCGGCAGCATCGAGGATGGCCTTAGCCGTGCCGTCCCGAGAACTGGCAAGCAGTGCAGCGCGGGCATCAGGAGAGAGCCCGTTGTAGGCCGCAGCGGCTGCGTTGAAATCCCCAGCGGGAAGCAATGACCTCGCAGCATCGCGGGCTTGCTCGAAAGCGACCCTGGCGGTCGGCGCTGCCGGGTTGGCTGTGGCTGGCGCGCGAGCGGCATCGCGTGCCTGACTCGCTTCCACGAGTTGCCCGGCTGCGCGATCAGTAGTAGACGGTTCGTTGCGCACAGCCTTGAGCCGCTCTCGAGCCCGGCTGATGGCGGCCTCCCGGGCAGCGGGGTCTCTCTTCGCAGCCACAGACTCAATGCCTTCCGCCAGCGACGGGTGCGACAGGAGCGCATCCAGCTCTTCGGGCTGTAGAGCGTCAATCCGTGCGCGGATTGCCTTGGTGTTGGCGAGGGCCTCTTCGCCAGCAGCCGGAGTGGTCGCTTGGCGAATGTCGTCGGCCAGCTTGTCGATCTTCGACGGCCCCTTCTTCTGGCGGCCCCTGCCCCTGGCGCCTGTCGGGCTCAGCTCGACGCCGGACGCCTCCAAGTTGTCGGCCGCACGGCCGCTGGTCGTAGTCAGGTCACCGGGCAGCACCTCGAATCCTGCACCGTCGTCGGCCAGTTGCAGCATGGTGCCGTTGGGCAGGGAGTAGATGTTCCGCCGGACCTGCGCAACCTCTTCGAGCGCGTTCCCTCCGGCGTCTACCAGATAGAACTTGCCGCCATCGCCCATAACGGCGACGGCCCCTTGGGGAACGGCGTCTGCGTTGGCGGCGGGGACTGCAACGGCGGGGGCCTCAGCCTGTGCGGCCACATCGCCTAAAGGTTCCTGGAGGCCAGCCTGCTGCTCGAGCGAGGCCCTGCGGACAATCTCCATCTCGCGATCAGACAGCGGCTCGCCCCGCCTCGCCTTTTCGATCAGGTTTCGACGAAGTGTGAGATCTACGGTCGGCGTGGGCTGCTTAGGCACAAAGCCACGCGCGGGCATGGCGCCAGCAGCGGCTGTCCGCTGGGACGCCTCGCGAACGCGACGAAGAATTGCTTCCGTGACGCTCATTACTTGCCCTTTCGCTTCGCCTTCTTGGGCGTCTCGTCCTCGTCGTCCTCGTCAGCACGAAGCTCGGGCGGGAGATCGTCCTCGATCACCGGGATCTTTGGGGCCTTGCCTTTGGTCTCTTCCTTGAGGTCCGCGAGAGCCTCACGCTCCTCGTCGGCGTCCTCGTCGGACTTCGCATCGCGAGGCTTGCCGACCTTGGCCATCATGCTGCGGATCAACTTCCGAAGAGCCTTCGGCGGAAGGTCTTCAATGTCCAGTTCGCCAGCGTCCATGTGCGCACTCCTTGTCACAGGTCGTCAAACAGTCGGGCCAGCAATGGCGCCAAATCCAATCGCTGGGAGTCGAGGCCGAACTGGCCCCGCCGGTATGCCTCGTACATGTCCTGGGCGTTGTTGCGACGAGCCAGCCGCTCGGAGGACTGAGCCGACCGCAACCGCTCCAGCAGTCCCTCGTTGGCGATCCGCTCGCTTTCGCGTGTGTTCTCGTAGGCTCGCTGAGCGCTCTGGTTGGCAAACCCGGCCGCCGACTCGGTGGCGTTCGCCGCAGCATCGGCGGCCTCACGGCCCGACGCCTCCGCAATGTCGGCCATGTACTGCTGGCCCCTGCCGCGAGAGATGCCCGACCGATCCTGCGCCCGGATCGCGGCGGCGCCCGCACCAACGCCAGCCGCTCGCTGGTTATTGGTCATGTCGGCGACTGCACGATCGTTGATGGCGAACGGCCGGTAGCCGCTGGAGGTGCTGTGCTGCTGCGGCGCAGCCGGTCGAGCGGACGGCCGAATGGGCGAACTCATGGGCATCCGCAGTGATGAATCGGCGCCAATGGCCATCAGAAGCTCCTGGCCACGCCGTTGAGCAACGCCTGCTGCAAGTCCAGGTTGCGCCGCTTTTGGAGGGCGGCGTAGTCAAAACCCATCGAGGTGTCGAACACCGAAGATCGCGTGTTCGCATTGCTGGCCGCGATGCGCTCCTGCGACTGATTGGCGGCCTGCGACGCAGCATTCGACGACCGCAGTTGCCGCTGGCTGCTCTCCTGTTGCATCTGGTCAACGTCCGCTTTCTGTGACCGCTGTGCGTTCTCGAAGCCAAGAGCGGCGGCGTTCTCCATCTGCCGCCCCTTGGCATAGGCGCTGACGTTGGGGTTCTTGGAGAGGCCGCCCAAAAGGCCGCCAGCAGGCTTGGCTTGCACGGCATTCACCCCCGTCGCATGGTTCGCTGCCAACCCGTGCCGCCGCCATATCCATCCATGCCGCTGGCGTTCCCGCTGACGATGCCTTTGAGCAGCCCGCCCAGCACTTGGTACTTCTGGCCGCCGATGTCCCGAGCCGTCTGCGAGTCGTACTGCTTGCGGGCCTGCTCCTGGCCCAGCAGGCCACGCTCAAACATCTCGCGACCCTGGTTCCAGTTGGCCTGCTGCTGCTGTTGTGCAGCGGCCTGCTGTTGGGCCCACGCCTGCTTCTGCTTGCGCGTGGTCTCATGCTCCATGTTGTGGGTGTCGTAGGCCCCGAGCCCCATAGCGCCATATCCGGCCATTGCTCTTGCTCCTAGACCTGACCAGCGAATCTGTTGGGCCTGCGGCCCAGAGCTGCATTGGCTGGCGGCACCTGCGGCTCAACACCAGGAGCCTCCGGCATGAACTCGCCGCTGCCCGAATCGCCAGACATGCTGCTGGATCCGCTAGTGCTGGAAATCCGAACCAGCGGATTGACGATGTGATGCGGATCGCGTTCGTCAGCACCGGGAGCGTGGGCGCGGACGGCTTTCAGTAGGTCGCGAATGCGATTGCCAGCCCCGACCCCAGCCTGGACGTCGCCCGAATACAGGGCATTGAACTTCTCGTCCCGGGCCGCCCCAAGGGCATCCTGCCGCTTGATGTGTTCGTCCAGCCCGGCGTAGTCGTACGAAGTGCTAGAGCTTCCGCTCTGCGAGTACGACGGGCCGGTATAGCGAGTCATTTGCATAGGCGTCATGGACATCCCTCGCTAGATTTATGTCCGGCCCAGACCTACTTTCCGGCGTTCTCGGCCGCTTTCGCGACCGGCCCCCATTTCCCCACCGGGCAGGACTGATCCGCCCACGCCAGTTTGCTGATGAACTGCTTTTCTCGGACGACCGGGCACCCGCATTGCTTGCACGCCTTGCCGTCGTAGTGCTCGCAGCCCTGGCAGATGGCGAACCGGCGGGCCACCTCTTCCTCGCTGGCCTGCGGCATCCCGGCGGCTACGTGGCTCGCCAGGGAGGCGGCGAAGTTGACTGCCTTCCGTGCGGCCGAAGGCACTTCGCCGCGCCGTGATCGCGACGGGCAAAGGACGAGCATGGGCGACTCTGCCAGCCCGCAGTGGCGGCAGCGGCCTTGCTCGAACTGACACACTAAGCGGGCGAGATGGCGACGGTTAATTGCCCCTCTCCTAGATCAACGGCGCGCAGCCAAACATTTGCGATCGGGCCCGACGGACCCGGCCCGCCGTAGTTGAATATGGCCCCGTTGTTGCCCATGGCGTAGCCGCTCGGCACGGCCGCGTAATAGGCGTTGTAGGACTTATTGAGCAGCTCCATGCCGCACGACTGAAAAGCCAGCCTGTCGCCCAGAGGCCCTTCGTGCCCCGAAAGATCTACGCCGTCGCTAAAAAAGACGTCTGACACAGGAGGGCCTTCGTGCAGTCCGCGAGTTGGGCCACTGAGCGGAAACAGAGTTCCGCCAATCGGCGTGAACGCGATCGAAAAAGACAGCTCCCAGAACGGGTCGTTCAGCACGTAGCTGCTGCCGCCGTTAACAATCGTCAGCCCCACAACCTGGCCAAACGTGGCGGAGTTAGGGTCGTCGTCGATGACGGCCTCTATCTGGCCGCCGTCGCCGTTGTTGGAGGTAATGATTACCGCTGGCTCGTCCACGACCACATTGCTGGTGGTTTCCTCTTTCCAGAAATATCCGCCTTCGAGAATCTGGACGCCCGCGATTGTGCCGTCGGTGTGTGCGTACAGGCCGCCATCCCAGATGTACACCCCGTCAATGACGCCACCCGTGACAGACAGGGTGGCGTACGCGCCAAATGGAAGTTCGCTGCCCTCCGTGACGACAAACGTCAGCGAGTCGGAGCTGTCATACCCTGTTCCTCCATTGATCACCGTAACGGAGGCCACCTGCCAGACGGCCTCACCATTCCAGTCGGTAGTCTCGGTTAGCGTAACCTCGAGCTCGGCGCCACTTCCGCCAGTAGAGGTAACGGATACGGTGACAGTAGGCTCGATGCGAGTCAGTCTGAGTTGGATAGAGGCAGAAGACCCTCCTGTGCCATCTGTCGTGTAGAGCGACGCAAAGTCACCGAACGAGTACCCTGCGCCCGGGTCGGTGACCGTGATAGACGACGCAGACCACGCTGGGTCGCCGTTGGAGTCCACTCCCTCGCTCATCACCACAGAGAACTCCGCGCCCGACCCAGTCGAGGTGTACACATCAACGGCCATTGCAGGCTCGACGCGAACTACCTCGAAGGCGGCATAGCCCGAGCCACCGTTCGTCACCGAAACGGCGCTGAGAGCGCCAGCCGTCACTCCCGTCACTTCGCCGGTGGCAGTAGAGCCTGCGGGGTCAGACGGCGGGCTGATCGTGAGCGTTATGACCGGCGTGAGGCGGCACATGCGAATGGACATCGACGCGAGAGCCGTCAGGCAGGCACCGGTTTCGAGGTCCGGGCCGGAGCCGCGATACGTGACGGGGATAAAACCCCCCCAACTCAGACAGTTGCAACCGTCCGGCGAAAACTCCGCAGTGAACGTGCCATTCATGTCGTCCATCTTGTATGACCCCCACCCGGCGGGACGAAAGCTGCTGCCCCCAAACAAGACCTGCGGGGTGAGGTCAACGTCGTCGCATTCCGGCGCGAACCCGCCGCCAGGAGGCGGCTGCGCGGAGTTCACTGAGCGAACCGTGTAGCCATTGGGCACGCCAGAAATGGTCACGTTGAGAAATCGCGGCCAGTCGCACGACCCGCAGCAATAGATCTCCGACGCCGCCAAGCCGCGCGCGCGAACAAGCAGGCTGTTGTTGTACGTGTACAGCGGCATGACTAAGTCCCGGAGCCCCCCTCTGGCGGCGGGTCCGGCTCAAATCCAGGGGGGTAGTACGGCGGGCATTGATCAACTGGGATCACGACGGGGTCAAGCGGGGACTCGGCGAGCACGTACAGGCGGGCACGAGAAAAAACCAGTCCATTGGACTCGAGCGAAACGTCCGTCAAGACCTCAACGGGCCACGAGCGCCACTTAAGGCACGGCTCCGCGCCCTCATCGCTCGTCTCGTACGACAGGGCCGACGGAGCGTCGGCAGCGAATCCGTCCAGCAGGTCCACCGTTAGGCCGTTGAGCGAGTTGAAGGCCGTGCATTCTGTGGCGTTCTGGATCTCGATGGCCACGTACTCGACTTCGGGCTCATGAACTCCGTCGGGTTCTTTCTCTACGAGCTCGCCGTTGACGTCGAACACCGGGCCTTCGGTCACCTTCGGCTGTGGGTCGTCCAGCCGAGTCGCATCTGGCACCTCCTCCTCCGGGTCTTCGGGCTCCGGAGGAACCACACTCTCGGTCCTGGCGGCGAACAGGACGTACTTCTCGCCCGGAGTGTCCGCGATGGCGTGCGTGTAGTTCCAGACATCGACCTTGAGGCCGGACTCTGGCCAAACCTGCGTGATTTCCTTGGACTCGCCGATCGGCCAGTCATCCTCAAACGTCCCGATCCGGTACGTGTTGAAGTAGCTGTGCGACTCCCCTCGCGACTCGAAGACGGGAATGATTCGGCGGCGGCCCCGCAGGCCCCGTTCGTCGTCGATGATGTCCGTGACTACAGGCCGTTCCTCGACGGGGATGGTGTCCACTTCTTTCTTCTGCTGATCCCACGCCTTGATGCGTTCGTAGGTGACCTCGAGCCCCTTGCCTGTGACGTACTCGATCTTGGTGACGACGTTGTAGTCCGAGCGGTTCAGCAACTGGAGGTTCCAGAGAACCTCCCGGCCTGTCTCCTGGACGTCCATTCGGGCGGTGCCGTCGTTCTGGCCGACCTGAGCGCGGGGCGCCTTTCCTACAAGACGATTGCCCTGTGAGTCCAGCATGGCAATCGGCAGGCCCGCTACAGGCCGGGCCGCCACGACGTTGTTGACGTTGACCTGCGCCGCCTGACCATTGCCAGCAATGTCTGTGAGCGAGCCCGGAGCAACGCGGAAGTTGGCGTCCGTCTGTTGCGGCACAATGACGGGAACCACGTTCGGCTCAGGTTGCTTTTCCTGCCGCTCCTCCGAGTTGGCCGTACGCTGCGGACGATGGTCTGGGTCGCCCTCGCGGAAGTCCAGGTGCGGGAATCGCTGCGTCCGCTTGTCCGGGTCCACGAACCGCAGGTCGTCTGGAGTGCTATCCACCTCCACCGGCCCGGCGTGGTACATCCCCTGGCTGCTGTTGCCCAAGATGCTGGCAATCTGCGTGGCAGCATCGGGCGTCAGGCCCGCCGCGAGGAGAGCATTGCGCAACTGCTGCCGCTGGTTGCTGAATCCGGCCATGCGACTACCCCTTCTCGGCGGTGCCGTAGATGTCGAGGGCGTAGATCACGACCGGCTGGGCGTTCTTGCGGGCACCGACCAGCTCCACCGCTACGTGGCGGTCTGAGGACTGGATGTCGTCCAGGCTGCGGCTGGCAAACACAGCCTTCGCCACCCCGCTGTCGTAGCCGGTCTTGGTGGTCTGGGCGGCCATGTCCAGCCGGGACGCGCCGTCCACCGTGTTGGCCACAAAGCCCACGCCTCGATTGCGGTAGGCCACGTTGGGCCGGGCGTGCTGGGAGTTGTTGTAGTACAGCCGAGCCGCGATGTCGCAGCGGGCAGGCTGGGGCCGGTACGTCAGGCTGATGTCGCGAGGCTGCACCGAACCGCCTGTCTTCGAGGTGGCGTCGGTCGGGAACGCACGGTTGCCGGTCTTGTACCGGTACACGGGAAACATGGCCGTGTTGCTGGCGTTGGTCGTGGCCGTGAACGTAGCGGTCGCCTGGACTGGGGCAGCGCAGTTGGGGTCGTCCGGTGCCGAGATCGTCAGCGAGCCGCTGGTGTACCCATGCCCCGAGTGCATAATCCAGATGCCGCTGACCTGTCCGCTGGCATTGATGGCCGCCTGGAGCTCGCCGCCCACACCGCCAGCGACCGTCACGGTCGGAGGCGTGCGGTATCCCGCCCCCTTGTTGGTGATGGTGACGGTGGAGATCGCTCCGCGAGCCGCATCCAGGTGGCCCTCGCCCAGCAGGAAGGCGCCGCCCTGAGCGCCGTACACGCAGCGATAGTCACCGTTCGACAGCGGCAGCGTGGTGCCAGCCGAGATGCGATGCGGGTAGCGCTCGACCCACCACGTGCCCGTGCTGATGGAGTAGCACAACGCACGGGTCGGATAGCCCGTCGAGCCGTCGGCCTTGAAGGCCACGAACACCCGCACCACCTTGCGCACGGCGTCTACCAAAACGAAGTTCCAGGCGGCGTTGGCCCAGTCCAGTTGCGTGCGGACGATGTCGTTGATGGGGGAAGAGATGTCCTGGAGCTCCCCTTGCGGCGAGATGGAGTACACGCCGTACTGGTCCAGCACGTAGCACACGCCCTCGTGGATGTCCCAGCACCGCTGCCCCAGGCACCCCCTGTTGGCGATGGGCGAGACGTCTGCGTCCCGGAGCGGCTGCTTGCTGAACGACAGCGAGTAGGCGTGCCGAGACTGCATGACGAGCATTGAGCCGCCAAACGGCACCAACGCCGTAACAGCATCTCCGTCTCGGGCGTTCTGTTGGAGGACAAGCTCATTGACGTCAGGCACGCTCTCCGGCTCGTCCACTTCCGAGAAGTAGATCGAGTTGGGCTCCGAGCCCCCCGTGTCCACGCCGTACCAGAAGCGGTCCTGGTAGCGAACCACAATGGCCTTGTTGTTCGGCGGCGGGGTAAAGCGATTGGCGTTCAGCTCGCCGTTGGGCAGCACGATCGGCATGGCGGCGTACCCAGCCCGCTTGGGATCGCGAACCTCCTCGTCGGTCAGATCATCCACCAGCGACACGCCCGTGCCGACGCGATACAAGGTCATCGCCTGGTTGCCGGTCGTGCGCCACAGTTCCACCGTCAGGGTGCGGCCGTCAGTGTTTGATGGTGCAGTGGCCGTCCAGGTCATGGACTGCGCACCATCTCCAGCGTCTACCTCCAGGACGGGCGACAGGTTGCTGGGAATCGGCCCGCCGTTGGCCGCAGTGGTGTTGTCAACGTACCGGTAGTAGCACTGGTACTTGCCCCGCAAGTGCGGCCGAGCGACGGCAAACGCCTCCGCCCCGCCCGCCACAGCTTGCACGGAAGGAACCAGTTTGTATCCGCCGCCACCCGACTCGAGCGTGACTTGCGTCACGGCGCCGTTGGTGACACGGCTGGTGGCGTACGCCCCAAACCCCGACGAGGAGTTGATCTTGATCTCGGGGGCCACGACGTAGCCGCTGCCGCCGCTGGTGATGTTGATTTGCTTGACGGCGAAGCGAGGCGTCGAGGAGTTATTGGCGTGCCCGGGCGGATAGCCCTCGATGATGAGATTCTTTGATGACGGCACGGTCCCCGTCATCTGGCCAGTGCCCGTGTCCAGCGTCGTGACTGGAGGGAGCGTGATCACGACGGGATCGGTCGTGCTGTAGCCAGATCCGCGCTCCTTGACCGTCACTGACCGCACCATGTACGCAGTGTGCGACCAAGAGAAAGCGGTGCCGTTGACGCACTTGGTCTCAAAAACTCGCTGCCCGTAAAAGTTCACCCGCGCAATGGCGCCGGAGCCGGTGGCGCCAGTGATGGTGTACGACTGGGACAGCGAAACCGAAACGTAGCTGGCGATGTTGCCAGGGCCCAGTCCGCATGCGTTGTGGTACACCCAGATGGTGCGGGCAATTGTGCCCGAGCCGTTCGCGATAGGGATCTCGATTGAGCCCCATGCCGACCACAGCGTCTTCCGATTTGTCGGGTAGTCCGTCTCATCGTCGTACGGCGGCCCCTGGATAATCTCGTAGTGCGTGATGGCGTCGGCTGGCGGGGGCGTGCCATCCAGCACCGCCGTCAGGCCCGCGTTAATCCCGTGCGTCGCGCTCAGGCCAACAGACGGACAGGCGGGGTAGTGCTTGCCGCCGTCCGTAACCAAGATCTCCCCGACCACTGACTGATTGAGATATGACTGAGCCTTCGCGGCCCGGAAGCCAGTGGGGGGCGAACTGGGCGTCGTGAACGTGACTTCCGGCGGCGCGTTGTACACGGCCCCTGGCTTGTGGACGTCCGTGCGGGCGACGTAGTACCGCTTGGTGGTGTTGAGCGAGATGGCAGGCGCGGCCGCTGGCTTCTCAATGCCAGCATTCGTGGCCGTGCCAGAGCCCGTCCAGCGTTTGGGCTGCACGCCACCGCCCTGCGCAATGATGAGCTCTCCGTACCTGCCCTGCGCGCAGGAGACGGGCTTGGTGGCAGCGAACCCAGAGGCAATCACAGTCACGGCGGCTCTCCTGCGTGGTCGTAGAAGGCGCCGGTGTAGCTGCTCTGCACTTGGTTGGCAGTCGGGCTAAGGGATGGATCGAGGGGGCTGGACAGCTCCGTTCCGTACGCGGGCGTGGTCAGCACCACGATCTGCCCGCTGGCGTTCAGCGCAAGCAGCCGTACGGAGTTACTGAACACGTAGGGGTAGCAGTCCCGAATCTCCGGAGCCGCCGCCGTGAAGGAGACAGGCCGCATGCCATCGCGACTCGTCAACTGCCCGGGCGTCGAGGTGACGAGGTTCGTCTGCTCGACGGCCCCGCCGGGAGGGAGGACATAAGGGCTGGCGTTTGTGACCAGTCCGGCCCACATAGGCTCCGCCATGGCTACACCCCCGTGTCCGGGCCGGAGGGCGAGTAGTAGCCCAGTGCGCGGGCTCCACTCACGACGACGCCGTCTGGGCGAGTGCCGCTGATCGGCGCGAGATTGTCAGCCTCGAAAGCCATTCGCAGGTCTCGGGCGTACACCGCCATCGAGCCCTCGACGTTCTTGCCCATCATCCTGGCAACCCAGACCTCTGCACCAGAAAGAACGGCCGTGAACATCGTGTCGCTGACGTCGAGGTAGTCCGACACGACCGTCTTGGCGTTTGCGGGTGGCGTGCCGACAAGACTGCCTGAGGCGCCCAGCACCTCTTCTGCCGCGTAGGGGTTGATGCCCGCCGGGCCTTCCGGGAACGCGGTCGCCGTGCCGTACCGCTTGACCAGTCCGTTGGCCGACAGCGACCCGTCTCTGCTTGCGGGCTCGTAGCCCATGTACCGGAGCGGTGACGGCTTGCGGCGGTAGGTGTAGGTCAGTGTCTGGGTGGTGTCAGGGTCACCCACCACCTTGATGGCCCACCGGCCGGGCAGGGTAGGGTGCTTAACGACCGTCCACACCAGGGGTGAGTTGAGCGACGGCAGCACGATGTTGATCCGCTCCCACTCCATCGGGCTGACGTACTTCACCGCCGACGGGCTGTTGATCGGCGGAATGATGGAGTCCATGTTCCGAAAGTTGGCTGGCAGTGCATAGGTAAAGCCTGGGCCGCCGCCAGCCAACGGCGAGGTGAGCGTGGCCTTGGTGATGTGCCAGTTCCAGTCCCGGGCGTTCGTGACATCGCGGTGGGCGTGATGCGCCGCAGCCCGCAAAAGGCGATGCTCGCTGTCCTGGGCTCCGCCACCGACGGAGTTCATCAGGTACTCAAGAACGTCCTGGCCGCAGTAGTACATCGACGCTCCCTGCGATACTGGACGATCAGCCCTTGACGCTGACTCGGAGCGTGGCCGTGCCTGCGTTGACAACCGCTACGATGTACGGCGCACCAAACAGGGCGTCGGGCAGTGTGTAGGCGTTGCTTGCGGCGATCGTGGTGGTCACCGCAGCGCCGTCGGCGTTCAGCGGCACTGGGGTCTCCTCCTGGCCAAATGCCACGTGCCACGTGATCGTCGTGGCGCTCGACACCGCACTGACATGGATCATGCCCCCCGACACCGCCCCGAACGGAATCTTCGGGCTAGTGGCCGCACTGTTGGTGGCCGTGACGGAGCCCGTCACGGAGTTCAGTCGCTCGAGCTTCTGGGGCATTACTTCTTCCTTTTCCAGTGCGGGACGATCCGGTCCTTGACCTTCTCGATGGCCTCGCCTCGCTTGAGCTTGGGGTTGGCCTTCATCTCCTTGCGAACATGCTCACGAAGGATGCGGGGGTTGATGTCCACCTCCTTGGGTGGCGGCTTCTGCGGAGGCACGTAGTCCACGATGCCGTGAACTTCCAAGTCCCGCTTCTTCGCCACCTTGAGAACGTCTGCCGTGCTGTCTACCCACGCCTCTGGGTCAAGGTGGCCACGCTTGTCCGCGAGGCCGCCCATGTAGAAGCGTCCACTGGTATTTATGCCCGCCGCACCGGCCTCGCGGATCATCCAGTCTGCCTGCTTCTTGGGCATGCTGTTGAGCCATTCCTGGGCGTAGCGGCCCTGCATGAAGGCCCGGTCGGTTCCTCGCGTCCCAGGAGGCTGCTGGAGGGCACACATGGCAGCAAACCGCTCGGTCTGCCCGTTCTCGACCAGACGGACGTAGTGGGACTGCACGGCCGGGCCAGCGGCGGCAATCTCGGGAGGCAAGGTCATGCAATCATCTCCGGAGGCATCTGCGGCAGGTCGCCAGGAGGAGCGGCCTCCGGCGGCGGTCCACCCTCCGGCGTTCCCTCAGGCAGCGGCCCTGGCATGCCAGGAGGCGGCGCAGGAGGCTGCGGCGGTGGCGGGGGTGGAATGAGGTAGGGGCGAGCGTCGATGTCCAGGCTGGCCGCCCAGTCGCTGATGAGAGCGTTCATCGGGTCCACCATGCCCATGCCGACCAAACCCTGGAGGATCGGGCCAAGCGTCTGGAGGGCGGCCTGCATCTGCTCGACACGGGTGGCCTTGTTTGGCTTGCGGGCACTCCCGGCCTCGACCCGATACTCGAACTCCCGGGCCACCTGCGTCGGCTCCAGGGGCGAGATGTGCTGCGCCCAGGCCGCCGCGCCAAGCGGGCCAAGGATCGGCTCCACATCCTGAGCCTCGAGCAACCAGCGGGCCGCCAGGGCTTCGTGGCGGGCCAGCAGGCTCATGGCGTCCTCCAGACGGTTCGCCATATCGTCGGGCCGGACGCTGATTTGCTCCGACTTCACGGTCGCCTCAGCGGCACTTCTGAACTGCGACCGCGTCATGCCGTACGTGAGCTCGGTCAGGCCGACCCGCTTGTCGAACATATCGGTGACCGACTGAATGATCTTCCAGAGCTCGGGCGTCACCTCAGGCAACTGGAATACGCTGATGAGGTCGTTGACGCTGCGGCCTAGCGTCTCGCTGATCTCCACGACCTTGAAGCCACGCTCGGACGGAGCCAGCAGTTGATCCTTGATGTCCTGGTCGGCGGCCTTGCTCACGCCAAGCAGGGTCTCGCAACTGGTCGCCACACGCTGGGCAATGAACGACAGGGCGAAGTTCAAGAACCGGAGTTCACCGATGCCGGGCTTGATGTGGCTGATCGGCCACACGTACCCGGGCTTGCGGTGGAAATCGAGCGGCACGAACGGCCACCCATTTGGCTCGGACCAAAACGGGATCGGCCACTGCACGGCACGGAACAGGTCGGGCGGAACCCCAGTGCCTTCATCCACCGACTGCTCCAGGATCGCCGGAGCCATGTTGAGCGGATGCGGGATGCCCTCGCAGACCACGATGTAGCAGTTGTCGCCCACCTCATCGAACGCCCCCACCAGTTCCTTGGGGGCGTCCTTGAGCCGGTCGCCAAGGCCCGTCTTGCTCCAGATCTTCCAGTAGGTGACGAGCTCGTTGCTCTTGCCGACCCGGCGGCCCTTGTAGGGATGCTCCTCGTCCCCGAAGATTTGGTCGTCCGACTCCGTCCCCAGAGGCTTGGAGCCGTCAAGGTGGCCCTTCAACTGCTCCCGGTCGAGGCCGTACTGGCGAGCCACGACATCAATCGGATGCGTGCAACGGCGAGCGCACCACGTGATGTCCTCGATCTCGGTGGCGTCGGGGTCGAGGGTGAGGTTGTCCACGCTGTCGGCAAACGACCCCACTACCCGGTAGTCGGTTCCCGGCAGAGTGACGAGTTCCGTCCACCACACACCCATGCCCTTGATGATGGCCTCGTCCACGACCCGGCGGCTGTGGGTTTTGAGGTCAAGCTCGTTGGGGGTGTAGTTGAGATAACGCTCCATCAGCAGGGAGACGGTCTTCCGCACCTCCGTGCGCCGCATCGTCTCTTCGGCGGCCTGCTGGTAGAGCATCATGGACGGCTCGTCCATAGCGCCGATCACCTCCGGCGTGACGAACGGATACTGCGCCGGAGCCACCGTGCGAACCGGATTGCGGTGATAGATCACGCTGCCAAAGAGCTTGACGGCCTCGAACACCCGATTGCACTGCATCCGAAACGCAGGCGGAGCAATCGTCCGGTTGTAGCCGTACTCGTGCCGGGCGTACGTGTCCTTCCAGAACCAGTTATGCGGGCCGTCGAAGAAGCACATCGCCTCCCTGGCGTCCTCCGAAAAAGGACGCTTGTGCTTCAGCGACAGCTCGATCTTTTTCAGCCACCCCTGTGCAATCGCACGCAGGGCGTCTTCACCGGTTTTGGGTTCCATTCTGCTTCCTGGCGAGTGCCACCTGCTCGGTCAGACCAGCCACCTTGGCCGTGAGGCTGTCAAGTTTCTTGAGTTGGGTCGTCTGCGGCGTGTACTCCCAGCAGCCCCACTGCCGCCACTCGGAGTTCTCTTGCAGGCCGGGATCCTCCCGGTGACGAACGGAGGGCTTCTCCTGGAAGCCAGAGAACGGGCTGAACGTCAGGATGCTGACGGTGTGAGCGCCGGGACGCTGCACCACCCAGCCCAGCGTCGGCTCGGCGCATGTGAGCGGATCGTGATACCAGTAGACGCAATCTCCGATGCTCACCGGCGGCGGGCTAAACGACGCGACTTCCATACCGTGCTCCTGATTGCGGGCCTAGAAAGATGTAGTCTTCGGACTCGGCGGCTCGCTTCTTTTGCAGCTTCCGCGCCCAGTCCACGAACCAGGGCTCTGGTCCGGTCTCCAACTTAGGCTTGTGGTAGCGAGGTCGATACGCACAGAGGTACTCCAGGCACTGGCAGGCGTGGACTTCCCCCCTGGTGTTGGGCTGGTCCGTCACGATGTAGGTGCCGCCAACTAGCTGGGTTTTCTTCTTGTACCGCTTGATTTCCCGCTCCAAATCGGGCACCGCCCCCCGCAGGATTCGCAGCGTCGGGGTGCCCTCCGGCCGGATGTGGAGGTAGTTCTGGACGGCCGCCATGCGGGCCGGAATGTCATCACAGCCAGCAAGAAAACTGTGGCCGGTCGTGATGCTGGCCACCTCCCGCTTCTTGAGTTCTTCGGTGTACAGCTCCACCGGCAGGCGGCCCGAGCCGATTTCCCGCAGCCGACCGCCGTGCATGTCGATGATGAACGCCTGGAACGACTGCCCCCGACACTTCTCCTGCATCTTTTCGCCAAAGATGATGGCGTTGCAGTTGCGGATGTAGAGCTGGTCGTAGACCAGCAGCATCGACTCATCAGGCGGCACGGCGGCAAACAGGACTGACGTCACGGCATGGCCAGGGTCGATGGCCACGTATCGGCACCAGTCGGACGGCACGACGTTGTTCTCGAGCGACGTCCGGTCGTAGCCATGCACGTGCGTGGCAAACGTCGGGTAGCAGAGGATCGAGTCGGTGATGAACTCGCCTTCGCTGCGCATGCGAAGGACGTCTTCGCCCAAGGCCGCCCAGCCTTCGATTCGCTTCCGCTTCTCCTCGCTGTCGATGTGCGGGTTGTCCAAAAATCGCAACTGGAACTTGACGATGTCGGGGTTCTCCTGGCCCTTTTCGGCCAGCATGTCGGCTCGCTCGGCCAGCGACTGGAGGCTGTCATTCCGCGAGTGCGGCATGGCCGACCACGTGAATACACCCTTGCGGTCGGAGAGGCGGGCCTGCATCTCGGGCACCCACGCATCGCCGTTGTTGACGTCCTCGTCGATGTGGACCCTGTTGGCCTGGAAGCCCTGCGGCGGCTCACCCTCTGACGAGAAGAAGTAAATCTGCCAGCCGTTGACCAGCGTACAGGACTGGATGTAGCGAGCGGACTTGAGGATCCACGACTTCTTCGCGACCAGTCGCGGGGGAATGAGCGGCGGGGCAGGCTTGGCCTCCTTGGCTCGGGCCGCATCCGTCGTGGGGTTGAAGGCCCGCCACTGGCCGGTCGCCTCGTCCTTGATGATCTTGAACGCACCAGCCATGAAAAGAATCGGGTAGACCACCAGCCCGATGTGCTTCCAGTCCTTGCCAACGATGACAAGGATCCCGTCCTTCTCCGGGTACTTGCCGTGCGGATCCTGGCCGCACACCGCCCGAGCGTCCTCCACGAACGTGCAGAGCGACTTGCCCGAGCGATTGCCCCCCAGCACTAGGACTTCACTGGCCCGACACTTGTGGACTTCCTCCTGCTGATCCGTCGGCCGGTACAGCTTCAGGGACTCGATGCGGCGGCTCGACAGTTCCGCCTGCATCTCCCGCAGTTCGTTCTGCTGGAACGTGCCCAATCGCTTGACTGACGGCAAGGGCGAAATCTGCTGGGGTTTCCGGCGGGCCATGGATGAATCTCCCTTCAATGCTTACGGCAATCGTGCGGAGCCGCTGGTCGAGTTCCTGCTCAAGTTCCTCGTCGCTCCACTGCGTCAGCGGCTTCTTGGCGCCGCCCATTTCTGTGTTCTTCGTGACTAGTCTGGTTATTCCTTCTATCAACTTCGTGCGGTGCGACCCGCCGGGCGGGGAATCGAAGTACTGCTTGACCATCATGGCGGCGAACCCACTGGTGCCGCCGAAGTACTCCATCAGCGTCTCCAGCAACTCGCTCGAGTGCGGGATGTTTGCGCCGCCCCGAGCAGCCGCCTTCGTGAAGGCATTGAGAGCCCCCGACTCGATGCGGGCCATGTCCTGCTTGGAACGCTTCAGCTTCTTTCCCTTGTTGGCACGGGCACGGCACATCAAGCACCGGGCATCCCACGTGCCGTCCTGCTTCTTGCGGAAGTGGTCGGTCGTGTGCGGGAAGATGCCGCCGCAGTCGGTGCAGGTTTTTTCGCTCATTTAGCGAGTCCGTCCAGCAGTCGCACGGCTTGGTTGGCCTGCTCCGGCGGCAGGACAAACTCGCGTTCGTGGTTGCGGCTGTTCTTTGTAAACGGCGTCTTGTCCACTCGATATTGCATGGCCTGCCCGGACGGGACATCGACGTAGTAGGCGGGGTCCAGGTCGTTCTCTCTGAGGTAGAAGTCCAGTTCGGTGGCGGCGTCCGTGAACCATCGCCCCTCCGCCCCAAGCGGATTGCTGTGGCCCTCGCCCTTAAGTGCGTCGAACTCGGCCCTGGTCATCTGCTGGCCGAACGGCCCCGTGATGACGTCGCCAGCCGATCGCGGCACAGAGTCCGCAGGGATCGCGCCTGCCCGGTACAGTCGCACGGCACCCGGATCTGGCGGCGGCAGTGCGCCGGAACGCTTGGCAAAGTCATGCACCCGGCGATCCCAGGCGTCGGCCATGGGGTGGCGGCGAGGGGCAGCGGCAGGCAGCGGTGGAGGACCGGCCAGCGGAGCCTTCGCCGCTGGCTCTGCAAGTTTTTTTGCGACAGAGTCCCACCAGCCAGCCATGTCAGCACTTCCATGCACGAAGGGATTTGTTGATACGACTGTCTGGGTCGTTCGCCGTCTTCTTGCTGGTCAGCTTCGCCTTCATGCCCTTCATTCGGGCGCAGAAGGAGTCTCGGCGTGACCCGCCCTCCGGCTGCGGAGGCTTGAGGCTGGCACCGTGAGCCCGGTTGTAGGCCGCCCGGCCCCTGGCATTGAGGCCGCCTTCGGGGTCTTGGCCCTCCTTGCGGGCCCATACCTCAGAGCGGAGCTTGCGGATGCGGTCGCTCATCTCATCTCCGTTCTGGGGCTGCTGCCTGCTGCTCCGACCGCTAGGGCCCCAGAGCCAACGGCGATGGGCGGCGCCAGTCCTTGCAGCAGGTTGCGGTAACGCTTGAATCGCGGATCAAGGGCGGCGAGGTCGGCCCGCCGCATTTGACGGGCACCTGCTGGCGTGAAGGCGACAGCGAGCGGCGTCTCGTCAGTAACAAGCGTTCCCAGGACTCGCTGCCCAGGCCCTCCGGCGCCCATTAGTGGCTCGGTGTAGAGCTTGCGATTCTCGGCCTCCGGGAAATGCGGAATCCTGTCCGCGTCCTTGCTCCACTGGTGCTTGCTGCTGAGGCTCGCGGCTTCTTTCGTGTCTCTCACCTTGTTGATCGACAGTCGGCGCGTCTGCTGTGGCGTGGCACCCGCGCCGCCAACAGGCTGCGGAAGCTGCGAAGGAAGTCCTGCGCCTTTGTAGCCTCGAGCAGCTTTAGCCGCCTGCTCGAAAGAGTCCTGCGTGGCTTGGGGCATTTCATCAATCCCCGCAATGCCACGATTTGGCCCCCACAGCGGATAGTTGGTCACTTGATTGCGCGGCATCTGCACGCCCGCATTGGCGCCGCCCGGCGTTAACGCCGTGTAGACGAGCCCTTCCTTGCTGGGCGTGAGGTCAATCTTCTGCGTCACGCCGCGACCGTGCCGCCGCTTTTCCGGCTGCGATAGTGCGGCCCCCGTGAATCCCTTGAACTCCGTCTGGAGCGGATATGCCTGCCTGTTCAGCGTCCAGGTGTAGTCCAGGCCCATCTGCTCTGCCCGGGAAGCCCGAGATGCGGGGTCCATTGGCAGGGCGCCGGAGGCGATGTCATCAATCGTGCGCTGGTCTACGCCATTTGCGGACAGGTAGTTGAGGTAGTCCTGTGTGGCGGCCGTTCGTCGGCCAGCAACGTCACCAAGAAACTCGTCGCCAAGATGCTTCGCGATAAGGTCGCCAAGCTCGTCCTGCCTGTACATTCCCTGCCCGTCTTCAAACACCTCTCCATTCGGGCCCAGGACGGCCTCGTCTTCCCTGCGAAGGATGCCCCTCTCTACCAGCGCGTTGACGGCATTGTCGTGACCTTGATAGTCGGCGCCGTCGAAGTAATCCTGCCGCATGGCGTCCCAGCGGGCTCGCTGTGCTGCAATGTCCGGCCCATCGGGCGCTGGGCCAACAAGCCCATCGTCAAGATCGCGGACCATCTGGCCTTCCAGTGCGTTCACGGCATTCGCCACAGCCTCTCGATCGGCGGGGCCAACCCACCATGCGGACTCATCGGCGCTAGCTGCCATTTCCCGCAGGCGGGCCACGTACTCCCGAATGTTCTCCCCTGGCTTGCGGGCGGCCCTGGCTGCTGCATCGGCTTGCGATACGGCAAAGTCCTCCAGGCGCGGCTGTGGCGCGGATGCCGCGACAGCCCAAGGGTCGTCCGCTGCCCCTGGCATGGTGATGTCAGTGTCATCGAGGGGCCCAAGGACAAACTGGCCGTCATCCGACGTAGCCGTTTTGGGCATCGGCACGACCCCTAACGCTGTAGGCCCAGTCGGCACGCCAGCGCCGTGCTCGCTCACCAGCGAGACGAGGCCATGGGTCGTTGGGGCCCAGGGCCCGACGTTTCCTGCCCCAACCAGCGTGCCGCCGTGCCAATACTGCTGCGTAGTGGGGTCGTACTTGACGATGCCACTTGCGACGAGCTCATTCACGGCCTTCGTGTGGTCGCCATAGGACAGAACCTTCGGGTACTGAAGATTTGGGATGTCGTGGTACTCAAGGCCGTCGTTCGTGAATACCGCCTTGCCGCCAGACGAATGGATCACCTTCGAGGTCGGCAGCAGATTGGGATGGAACGCCGCCGGGCCGGGCGTTTGGGCCGGAGGGGGCGAACCAGCCAGCGGCGTCTTGCCCGCAGACTTGGTCAGCTTCTTTGCCACCGAATCCCACCAGCCAGCCATTCGTCACACCCCTTTACGCGAAAGGCCGCAGGGGGGAACGGTCCCTCCTGCGGCCAACATCGCGACGTTGATGACTCGAATCAGAAGCCAGCGGCCGTGCGAACCAGAATCCGCCCGGAGGCCGTGGCACTCGTAGCGATGGCGTAGCCGAGCAGCGGGTTGGTGGACTGAGCCGCAGCCGAACCAGACGTAGCGGACAGGCCGTAGGAGGCACCAGCCGCCACGCTGGTCGCCGTCTTGGTCACCGTCGAGGGGCCGCGCACGACGAGCCAGAACACCTCGTTGTTGGGCACGCCCGCCGCCGGGAGGTACTCGTCCACGACGCCCATGAGGGCAGTCGAGGTGGTGGCCAGACCGTCCACCTCCGAGAGGATCGCCGCATCCTTGAACTTGGCGACCGCACCAGGAAGCAGGGCACTGCCGCTGGTGTTCTTCACGGCGATGCACTCGACGGTCCGGTTGCTGTTAAGGGCACCGGTGGTCGGGTTCTCGTCGCGGAACACCTTGCGGGTGCCGATGACGGTCGAGCCGTCACCGTTCTCGGCCTCGTACATCGTCACGGTGACGCCGAGCGTCTGGCCGCGACTGAATCCGGGATCAGCAGTCAGCGTACTCATCTGCTAGGGAACTCCTTCTTAGGCTCTTGGTCAGGCGAGGGCGGCGAACTTCACGAAATTCCTGGGCGACTTCATCTTGATGTTCGCCAAGACGGACACGGCGTAGCGATACGAAGAGAGCTCCTCGTTGTAGTACGGTCCCTCAGCCTCGAGGAGCTGGCCGGTCATCACCTTCATCTCCATGTTGCCGATGGAGAGGGCGTAACCAACCCCCGACGGAACGGCGTAGTCGCTCGCGGTTTCGATGCCGTCGATTTCGACCACATCCCCGAAGCCGTACGACTTGAGGCCGTTCGTCTTCGACACGATCGCCCGCTCGCGGCTGTCGAGCCGGTTGAGGAACTGGATGTAGAGGGTCCGGTCGAGAAGGATCATGTCGATCTGGTTCTCGCGGGTGTCGTTCCGCTTGGCGTGATGGACCGACTCGCGGATCGCCTCGATGCACTGATCCTTCCAGGTCGCCGTCGCACCGCCGAAGGCCGTGCTGGTGTAGTTGCACACCAGGGGCGACCAAAAGTCGTACTCGGGGTCGGCGGCAACTCGGGGCCACGAACCGGTGGCAAGCTGCGAGCCAGCGTACTGGCCCAGGCCAGTCTTGAGGCCCGCGTACTCGTCGTTCGGGAACCCGAAGATGTCGGCGGCGTTGGCCGTCCGCTGGGCACCAGTCGCGATGTTCACCGTGCCGTTGACGGAGAACATGCTCTCAAGGCCGTGCCACCGGTTCTCGTTACCGGCGGCCGTGCCGTCGATAAACACCTCCTTGGCGAGGTGTTCCTCCATCGACTCACGCAGCCGGTTCGCCATCTTGCCCGCGACGTCGATGAGTTGGGCCTGACCCCTGTTCTCCAGCATCTCCCGCTTGCTGATCTGATCCGTCACGGAATACCCGCGATACGGGAGGTTCGCTCTCTGCCAGAGCGCGTGGCGAGAGAAGACTCGAGGCGACTCGCCCGTGTACGCCGAAACGGGGACGTTCCTGTAGCGCACCTGCCAGTCGAAGCCGCGACCTCCCTGATTCATGGCGACGTTGCCGTTCGCCTGGAGCGCCGCGAAGACCTTGAACTTGCGGAACGTCGTCTGCTCCTCTTCCTTGAGGTGCAGGGTCAAGGTCGTTCCGATTGAACGGGCCCAGTCTACGCTCGACGCCATGTGCTACCTTTCCTAGTTGAGGCCGTCCCTGGCGAGTTGCTTCGCCAGACGCTGCTCAAAAGTCAGTGGGGCTTGCGGAGTTCTCGGGTCGCTTGACCCCGCAGCCCGACTCGGGTTACGGGACGCTTCCCTTCTAAGAAACTCTATGTCCTTTTGCGCTTGAGTTGGCACATCGGCAGCAGGCATTTGCTGCGGCGGCGCCTGCGAAACCTGCGGCAATCCAGCCTCAAACGCACTTCTGCGCTGCTGATCGCCCTGCTGCGTGCGCAACTTTTCCAGCAAATCACGCTCGATCATTTTCGTGGCGTAGTCCCACCGAGCCTGCGGTGAACCGATGCCCAGCGCGGACGCCTCCTCGATGTACCGCTGGGCTGCTACGCCCTCTTCGGTCGGCTGGCCCTGCTCGTCGTACAGCCAGTCCCGGTTCTCGGTCTCCAGGCCAGAGACGTACTGCTGCTGCTGGGCCTGCTCCATCTGGGCCTGGACGATCTCCTGCGCCTGCCGCTGGGCGATCTCCTGCACCATCGGCCCGAGCGCGTCCTCCGGGTTGGTGAGGAACTTCTGGGCGAAGTCGGCCTTGTACTTCTGGTACTCGTACAGGGCGTGCTTGGCGTCGAGCGGAGCCTCCGGCGAGATCACCTCGCGGCCGTTTTCGTCCTTGATGAGGTACTGCTTGTACGACTCGCGGACCTCCGGCGGGCTCCACCACTTCTTCACCGCCTCCGCAGCGGTGGTCTTCTCTGCTGCGGCGGGCTGCTGCTGGGAGGCGAGCCATCGCTGGAAGGCTTCTCGGTGCTGCTGGAATTGCTCGAAGGGTTCCCGGTTTTGGAGGTACTGCTGGGCGATGGGAACGTACTGCTGGTATTGGGCAAGAGCATGTGAAGCTGCTTTCTCTCGCTCCATTGAGGCATACAGGCGGCGAGCAATCGCGACGTCATCCGCCCCCTTGAAGTCAGGGAGAGAGCGGAAGGCGTCCCATACCTGCTTCTGAGGTGCTTCCGCAGCCGCCGGAGCAGCAGCCGCCTGGGGAGGCGCAGCGGAGTCCACCGACGATTCGGACGCCGAAGACGATTCGACTTCTGCACCGGAGGTTTCCTCAATGTCGGCTACGGCTTCTTCGGACATGCTTGCGCTCCTGGCGGTTAGTCGATGAGTGGCTCGTAGGGCAATCGCCCTTCGCGAATCAGCCTATCTTTGACCCTCGCCCGCGCTGCCGATACTCTTTCCGGGTCGGCCGTCTCGTAGAGTTGCTTGCGAGCGTCTTTGGCCTCCTGCAACTTCTCGGGCGACTTCATGGCGGCCTGGACCTCATCCTTGTCCGTTGAGCCCCTCCAATAGCCCGGCTTAGATCGCCGCGCGGCCTCGAACTCAGGGGCAATGGCCACAGGAATCCCCAGGTTCAGGCCCTGTTCGGGCACTTGGTCCCAGCCAAAGCTCGCGGCCGTCTGTCGCCCGAACTGCTGGAGGGCTGGCTTTGTCCAGCCCTTACCAGCGACCTTGGCGGCCTTGAGCCCAAGGCTCGTGCCCTTGGCGGCGGCGCCCACCACCGGGATCGCGAACGTCGCATCGAGCGTGCTGATAAGCCCGTCACCGACGTCCTGCACGACTCCCGGAGGCACCCAGCCTGTCGTCCTGGCCCACCGCTCCGCAGCGACCGGAATGGCGGCGGCACTGGTCTGGGCCTGGAGCTCGGCAATCGCTCGCTGGCGGTCCTCGACTGTCGCGGCAGATGGCAAGTTGCCAATCGGGGCAGGAGAGTGGGCGCGGTATCGCTGGTGGTCGCGATGCACGCCCCGCATGTCCCGGAATGCCCCAGCCGCCCCGTCCGACTCGCCGCTCCCCGCAAGCCGAATGAAGTCCGGCGACTGCTCCAGGCCCATGAAGGTGGAGCCCACCAGGGCGTCTGGGTCGCTCAACGCAAGGGCGATCCATGCCCCGTCTTTGTTGTTGCGGTGGTAGTCCGACCACAGCGGAGAGTTGTTCCGGGTGCTGTCCCAGTACGCCAGAGCTTCCTTGTGCGGGCCTACGTCGTAACGGCCGCCAGCGCCGTCGGTGCCAAAGACAGGCGGTTCGGTGAGCCGCACCAGGAAGTCCTGGTCTCGGGCAAAGTCCCGGTAGTACCTCGCAGTCTCGGGGTCCATGAGGTGCTGGGAGTCGTTCAGTCTCTTGGCGACCTCGTTCTTTGTGCGGCCCTGGGCGGCGTACTGGTACTGGGCTTCCTCACGCTCCTCCGGGTTCGCCCACATGGACTGGCCCGCGCCGCTGTCTGCCGCCCGGTCGCCGATATACTCGGCGGCTTCTTTTAGCGGCGTGTCGAGCGGAATGCCGTGCCGGGCGTAGATGTCCCGGATGATCCCCTGCGAGCGGGCCACCCCATCCGGGTCCGGCTCTTGGTCAGGACTCCCGCCGAACTCGTAGGTCGTCGGGTACGGCTTGCCTTCTGGCCATGGGCGGGCTGCGCGCTCGGCCCTCACCGCATCGCTCAAGTCCGACAGCGGCCGGACAGGCCCGGCGCCCTCGTCAAACAACTGAGGCAGGAGCTCCCCCAGCGCAGCAGCATCAAATTCGCCAGTCGGTTCGGCCATACGGGATTTATGGCCCTAGCCCACTACCGACCCGACATGCGGCTCCACCAGACCGTCACGTACGTGCCCACGAACGCCCCAGCCGCGAGCGGGATCAGATACAGGGGATTCTGGGAGTACGTGATGACCCCAAACGCCAGGAGCGAGTACAGCACAGCAGAGATCGCCGCCGCCTGCAACGCCTGCCGCTTCTCCACGCAGATGATGTACGCGGCGTAGAGGATGTCCACCGCCACGTAGGTGACGAAGATCAGAACGGCCGTCGCCAGAGAAAAGTCGCCCATCAGTCAGCCGTCCCCTTGGGTGGATGCTTGCGCTTGCGAACATGCCTGGGCGGGCGATTGCACTCGGCCTTCCATTTGGCAAGCCCCCGCTCCAGCTCCTCCTTTGTCACCGGCCGATAAGTGCCGTCGCGAATGCACTGCTCCCGGAACTCCCGGTGAATCCGAGACAGGGCATCCTCTACTTGTGCTGGGGAACTCGCGTCGGAGGGGCCGGATGCTCGATGCCCCACATCGCGTTGCCCATCACCCGCACTTCGCTCGAGTCCACGTGAACCACCGCCCCCGTGTCGAACTGATGCACCACCCAGACCGTGTTGATGCTGGGGCCGTAGTCCAGCAGAAACAGGGCGTGGCCCTCGCCCAGCGGCGTTGTGACCCAAATCGGCGGGTTGCACTGGTGAATCACTTTCAAACCGCCACCGGGTGAGGCCGAGCATCCCTTCTCGGCCCACCCTAATCGCGATGCTCAGAAGGGAACTTCGTCGCCGCCGCCGACTTCCCCATCGTCGGCCACCGCCGCCCCAACAGTCTCCCGCTTGGGCCACCGGAGACTGTGACCCACCTCGTCGGCCAGCAACCGCAGGGAAGTCCCCTGGGAGCCGTCACGCTTCTCGTAGGTCTCCAGGCCAAACCGGCCCGTCACTACGACCCGGTCGCCCTTCTTGATCCGCTGCGACACCACATCGGCCTGCTCGTCAAAGCAGACCACATCCACCCAGGTCGTCGGCCCGTCCTTCTTGGCGGTCGAAGCCACCGAAAACGACGCCACCTGCTTGCCCGACTGCGTGGTACGCAGCACGGGATCCTTGCCGACGTTGCCCGTCACCGTTCCTTGAATCACTGGGATCTCCTTTCACTCAGAGGCATCTGGACAGGCGCCCAGTGTAGCGGTGGACGGGAGTCCAGCAACCCCCTATGCAGGAGGGGGCCAATGAAACGGCGAAAAAATCCAGGAGGGGAACGTAACTCTAGGCGTGACGCGACGGGGGGGCATGGGGAGCCGAAGGCTCCAACGCGTTCTATCTACAGGGCGGCAAACGACTTCCGTTTCACGGTCACGAGGAAGGGCGTGAACCCGGGCCGCGATCCGCCTTTTATCCGCTGTCCGTTCGCTGCGGAGTCTGGTTTGTGTCGGAACGATCGACGGCGAGTGACCGTCACGTTACCGACATGGAGGACGACCGATGACCTTCGTCATCAACGGCTACACGATTTCCTGCAATGTCAACGCCGGCGAGATCGCTGTCTATCACATCGACGACATGGACTGGACGCCAATCTATCGCGGCTTCGGCTTCGTGATGCGTGCCGTGTTCGCCTGTGTCTGCGACATGGCACGCGAGGGCAAGCAGATCGACCTGTACCGGTACGAATGGGATCTCGCCGCCCAGCGTGTCGTTGCCCGTCCCATCTGCTGAAAAGCCCGCTGCGGAGTCTGGTTTTCGGTGGCCGACGTTCGGCTGCCGTGTTCGATGTCTCGATGTGTGGAGGACGACCGATGGATAGCAAGCCGGTGACCGTAGGCGACGGACGGAACAATCGTCGCGAGCGTCGTGTGGCCCGCAAGAACCCTGCGTTGGGCGGCGGCACGACACGCGAGTGGATGGGCGTGTTCAACCTCATCACGACCGACGAGCAGCCCGAAGGCTATGTGCCGATGGAGCGTCGGCCTGAGCCTCGCCGTGTCGTGATCGACCGTTGATTCCCGCTGCGGAGTCTGGTTGGTGGGGGATGGTCGAAGAGCCGGTTCGACTCCGGCTCCCTCACGTGTCCGTTGCATGTTGCACGGACGGTTCGATGGTTCCTTGTTGGAGGATGATCCCATGACTGCTGCCGAAAAGAACGCTTTGCTCAAGGGTCTGATGGCTCTGGTTGGTGTCGAGGATGCCCCTGCGGTTGCCGCGAAGCCGAAGGGCAAGCGTAAGGGCAACCCGGAGGCTCTGGCCAAGTGGCGTGAGTCGCAGAAGGCGACCGCTCCCGCGAAGGCTAAGGCCACGAAGGCCGCTCCCGCGAAGGCTGACAAGCCCAAGGTCGCCAAGGAGGAGTTCGCGGGCGGGATCGCGATGGGTGCGGGCCAGAAGGACAAGAAGGGCCGCACGTGGGTTCCCGTGTGGGTGAACGGCGAGTACGGCGGCTCGATGCGTGCGGATCTCGCCCGTGCCCTGTTCGTCGCCATCCGCAGCGAGGCGGCCAAGGACATGCTCGCCCATGTCCAACTCCAGGCCGAGTGATTCCCGCTGCGGAGTCTGGCAGGACTGCCACTGCCCCCAATCCTGCACTCGCAGGTTCGCCCATCGCACTTCGCGGTGGGCGTGTTCGTTTCCACGTTTGGAGGGTTTTCCCATGGCCGGTGACAAGACGTTCGTGGTTCGTGATGGCGGTATCGCTCAGGCGGAAGTGTTCGAGTGCAAGGACGGGTTCTATCTGCTTGATCTCATCAGCGAGCAGACGCCCGTGATGGGGCCGTATCGCACGCTCACCCGTGCGGTCGAGGTGGCAGAGAACCTCGACATCGACCGCTGGCTCGATGCGGTGTTGACCCCGCAGCCTGCGGCCAAGCGGAACCTCCGCTGATTTGCCGCTGCGGAGTCTGGTTTCTGGCAGGCCGGGTGTTCCGGTCGCCTTGTTCGATGGTTCCCTACAGGAGAGATGCCATGCGCACTCACAGCAACGTCCCCAATCCCCGCCTCATGCACTTCGTCTCGCTCCGGGAAGCGAGCAAGGCACTCGGGGCTCGCTCCCGCAAGGAGTTCCTCAAGGATTTCCGCACGCTCACGGGCAAGGAGCGGGCCGAGATTGCCGCCCTCATTGCAAGGAAGGAGGGCTGAACCATGACGAACACCGTGTTCATTGCGATGGAGTCGAGTGACGCAGGCGAGAACGTGTTCGGCGTGTTCACGACACGCGAGGCCGCGATCAGTGCCCTGCGGACGCGCTCTTGTCGCGGACTTGGTGACGTAACGATTGTCACCAAGTCCGCAAGCAGCCCCAGCGTGTGGTATCTGCACAATCCCCGCACCAACAGAACCGAAAGCCAGTGGGTTGGCTCGGTATCCGGGCGCACGGTGGAGGGCGAGTGGGACGGCTGCGAGATGGTGTGCCGTGTCATACGCAAGGCGGATCTCATCGAGTATCTGGAGCAGAGCCGCTCCCTGCTTGGCGATGCGATCTTTGATGGCAGGCGTGGCCTGAACGCCAGCATGGATGCAATGAAGGCACAGGCTCTGGCCGCTGACGCTGGCGTGTTTCTTCACGCACTGGGTTCCGCCTAGTGGGAACCAAGCAGCAGGCGTGGAACGACGCATGGTGGCGTCTCGTCAAGGCGGAGCGCGTCAAGGAGGAACGCACGTGTCGTGAGGCCCGCAAGAAGTTGAAGCGGGTCAAGAAGAAGCAGCGGTAGTTCGCCGCTGCGGAGTCTGGAGTTCGGTGCAGGCCGTCCCTTGTGGGGCGGCCTTTCTTTTTTCCTGTGGAGGATTCCATGAACGAGGAAGTTCAGTACGACGAGAACGGGTTCGATGCGGAGGGGTTCAACGCCCTGGGCTTCGATGCGGAGGGGTACGACCGCAACGGGTTCGACGTCGATGGCCACGACCACGAAGGATTCAATGCTGAGGGCTACAACGCCGAAGACTTCCACCGCGACGGGCACCACCGCCTCACGGGCACGGTGTTCAATCGTCGCGGGTTCACGGCGGACGGCAGCCCATTCGACGACGCTGGCTATGACCGCGAAGGGTACGACTGCAACGGCTTCGACCGGGATGGGTACGACACCGACGGGTACGACGAGGACAACGAGGATCGGCACGGCAATACCCGCTGCGACAACGGGGTCTGCGATGACGATTTCTGCGACCGCTGCACTGGCGGCCACGACGAACTGCTCGACAGCGATGCGTGCGTCCTGGAAGAAACGGGCTGGCGGAACCTGTCCTACAAGCGGACATCGCCCACCGTTGCGTTCGAGTTCGAGTGCATCTCGGCCACGAACGCAAACGAAGGGGCCGCAGCACTGCTTGGCCCCTTCGATGCGGCTTACAAGGCGACCGTGAACAAGACCCGCACGGGTCGCGGTGCGATTGCCAAGCAGGACGGATCTCTGCCGGACGAGACCGGCGTGGAGTTCGTGACCGTGCCGATGACGCTCGACGAGCATCGCAAGGTGCTGGAGAAGGCGTTCCCTGGCGGGCGGCTCGGCAAGGGTGCGGTGTCGGCGTGGAACAAGACGAAGTGCGGCATGCACGTTCACCTCAACCGCAAGAGCCTGTCGAACCTGACGCTCGGCAAGATGCTGTGCTTCATCCATGATCCCGGCAACACTGCGTTCCACGTTGACGTCGCCGGTCGCGTGACCTCGTACGCGGAGTTCTTCGAGCATCGCAGGTTCGTGAGCAACGGCCTGCCCAATAAGGCGTACGACGGGCGGAAGTATTCCGCCCTCAACGTCAAGGATGAGACGGTCGAGTTCCGCATCTTCCGTCCGTCCTGCCAGTTGCCCACGCTCCTCAAGAACCTGTGCTACTGCCTCGCAGTCCGTGACTTCTGCGTCCAGTCAACCGCCCAGCGGAAGGAACTCAACTGGCAGAACTTCCTGATCTGGCTCGGCAGGACCAACGCTCGCCGCGAGTACCGCGAACTGGACGCGTGGTTCCGCGCCCATCGGTCGGCGTACGCGGACTTCTACCACTCGGTTGCCGGGCCCCTCCCTAAGTTGACCCCCCTGATCCCCGAGACTTTGTCTGCCTGACTCCCTTCCGATTCGCTCATCCAACCATCATCACCCAAGGAGACTCGCCCATGTGCCTCGCAATCTACAAGCCCGCCGAGACGCCCGTCGATTGGAAGTCCTACGAGAACGGCTTCGACAGCAACGACCATTCGTGGGGCTTCGCCGCCGTGCAAGACGGCAAACTCGTTGTCAAGCACGGCGTCGGCAAGTTCGATGAGTTCCGCCACGCCCTCGAGCCCTACGCCCAGTGCCAAGCGGTGATTCACTTCCGCTGGGCCACGCACGGCTCCCGCACGGTGGCCAACTGCCACCCGTTCCTTGTGTCCCGTGATCTTGCCGTCATCCACAACGGCATCATTTCCATCAAGTGCAACGTCCACTCCGACCGCTCGGACACGTGGCACTTCAACGAGCTGGTTCTCAAGCCCATGCACAAGCATGACCCGGACTTCTTCACCCGGCCGGAGATGATCTACACGCAGGAGCAAGCCCATCGCGGCAACAAGTTGTGCTTCCTGCGTGCGGACGGCGAGTACGCCATCTGGAACGAGGAAGACGGCCACTGGACGAACGACGGCCACTGGTACAGCAACACCGACTACGAGTCCTCCCGCTATGCACGGTGGTACGACTACGGTCGGTCGGGCAGCAAGGCGAGCAATCCGATCGGCTATCTCGGTGCCAGCGGCGCTCGCTACCTGCCCGTCGAGGACAAGGCAGAGGAGCCCGTCATGGACACCAAGACCATCGAGTTCGATCTCGACGCCGACGCAGGCGACCTGCTGGCCGAGCGGCAGGCAGGGGTCACGACGATCGACGAGGAGGGCACGCTCATTCGCGACCCGTACTCGGGCGACCTCGCCTACGAGGGCGACAAGCGGACGATGGACGAGGCCGACGAGTACGAGCAGCAGTACACCGACATTCGATGGCAGGAACTGCGGATGTACGGGCTGACCGAGCAGTGCCTGACGGAAGTGTTTGAGTTGCTCGGCCACTTCGGCATCGAGGCGTTGCACGACGCCATGTGATTGCCCGCTGCGGAGTCTGGTTCTGCGGGGCCAGTGACACTGGGTCACTGGCCCCGCTTTCTTTCACCCAAGGAGAACGCCATGAAACTTCCTGTGTTTGTCAAGCAACTCGCCCGGATCTGCGACGGCGAGTCATCGGGCTACGCACTGGGCAGCATCCAGTGCAAGAGCGACGGCCAGTCCGCAAGCATGGCCGCCACCGACGGCCGCATCCTGGCGACCGTCCACTGGCACGACGAGGACGGCATCGAGGTGGATGCCCTCGCACACGCTAAGGATCTTGCAGCCCCGCCCGTCAAGGCGTTTGCCCATCCGCTCGGCGTCCGCTTCGACGGGGATGAACTGCGGGGCGGGGCGAAGGGAGCCGTCGCCATCAACACCAGCGGCAGGTTCCCGAACTGCGAGGGCGTGATGCGGATTCACGACGAGCCGGATGGCTACACCTCCGTCAAACTGGACGCAGCCCTGCTCGGCAAACTGTGCAGCCTGTCGCACGCCATGAACGACGACACAGCCAAGGGCAAGGGCATTGTCCTGTTCGTCAAGGACGCAGCGTCCTGCGTGTACGCCGCAACGCAGGGAGAGGACGGGCACGTGGCACGGTTCGCCATCATGCCGCTGGCCGCCGACGACGGCGTCACCTCGCACGTGTACCCCGCCCGGCCAGGATCCCTGGCTCCGAAGCCAGAGCCCGCCGACAAGCCCGCCCGCAAGAGCCGCACCCGCCCTGCCGAGCCAGCCCGCAAGCAGGCGGCTGCACCGGCGGCGGGGCACGACTTCTCGGTGGCCCTCCCGGCCCTGGCCTGACGTTTTCCCGGCGTTTTCCCGCTGCGGAGTCTGTTCAGTGGGAAGTTCCCACTGTCCCACCACCCATGCAAGGAGGCATGACATGAATCCTGACCAGATGGAACTGGTTGTGCTGATCGTTCGACTGATTCTGGAACTCGTACGCGCGTCACGCTGACGCAAGGAGGGAGACGATGGCAGCGTTTTGGTTTCACTACAACAAGCCTGCGTCCAAGCAGGCGGGGCATCCAGTCATGACTGTCCACAGTCAGGGCTGCTGCCACACCGTGCGACACATCGAATGCCATGTGCCCGTGCGAACACGGGAGCGGAAGTCGCAGCCGCATGTAGTCATGGCCGGTAAGGGCACCGTCACGCTGTCCGGCGGGACCGCGTTCATCACGGACGAGCGGTGCCACAGCATCACCCAAGCAACAAGGAGTTGAGCATGTCCACTACCACCACGCCCCACGTTGACGCCATTCGCGAAGCGATCCGCCAGTTCGAAGTGACGCAGTCTCACTTGCGTTCCTTCGGTGCAATGGACACCGAGCCGGACGGTATCTTCCAGACCCGCATCTACCGTGCGGCCAGAGGTCTGCGACCACTCGCTCCGCAGGGCGTGGCGGAGTGGGAGTTGTACAGCAGCATGGACGGCTCCCGTGCTGCCGCCAGCCAGTTGAGTGCCTCTTGCGACCGCGTCATCAAAGCCATCGAGGCATGCCCGATCAGTGAGCATGCGGAACTGCTGGCGTACGTGCAGTCGTACTGCTGGCGGTTGTTTTGAAAGGAGAATCGCCGTGCAAACCAAGCAACGCAAGCCACCGACTGCTACCGAGCAGCGGCTGCTCCGTCTGGTCGCCCGATCCGTAGATCGGAACGGCTTCCAGCCCTCGTACCGTGAGATTGCCGAGCACTTTGGCTGGGCCAGTGCTGGCTACGTGACCGTGCTGGTGCGGTCGCTATGGAAGAAGGGAATCGTATCGCCCAAGGGATCCCGTGCTTTGTCATTCGACTGGCGCGCCTACCTCTGAAAGGAGTCTTGCATGACGCTCAAGGAACTGATCGACCGCATTCTCATCCTCTGTCCGCAGGCCGTGTTCGACGAGGGGCCGGACAACGAGGTGGTCATCTACACGGGGCACGCCTTGCCGTCCACCGCCGACTGGGAGGGCGGGCACGGCACGCTCGAGCCCATTGCTGAAAGGGTGTAATCATGTACACTATTGCTCGGGATGAGACCACGTATCCCAAGGTGCAGTTCTCGCTGCGGCCAGACGAGATCGAACTCATCATCCACTCCCTCGCTGAGAGTGCCGCCGACAGCGAGGACTGCGATGAGCCGGAGGTTGCAGCACGGTACGTCGTGCTGGAACGCCGGTTCATTCGTGCGGCCAAGGACATCATTCCCCACTAGGAGTACACACATGACTCGCGACAACATCACGATCGGTGCCGGTCTCGGTGGTATCTGCCTGCTCTCTACCCGCAGGCAACTGCGGCACGCGGTCTACGATGCGGCCTCACTGGCTGGCATCGAGCGGTTCGTGCCGCCCGTTCCTGCCGTGACCACAACCCTGCGGTCGGCCATGCTGGAGGAGGGCACTCGCCTGTATGGCAGGAAGCGCAAGCAGCCCATCACCGTGCGGCAACTGGACGAACCCAATGCCTTTGAGTGCGTGCGTGTTGTGCCCAGCACTGCCCGCAACGACTACCGCTTCCTGTTCTCTGCCAGCATTGACACGCAGTGGCGGGTCAACATCCTGGACGAGAACTTCGAGGTGCAATCGCATGCCCTGCATGAGGCCGTCACCCAACAGGTCGATCTCATGCGGCTCTACCTACCCGGCCCTGTCATCTCGCAGGTGCTGGTCAAGGGGCTGCGGTCGTGGGGTGCGGTCTCGCTCAAGGACGATGGCGGGGCGTGGTTCCTCGACGGCCGGTTCCTGGAGCAGTATCGTGCGTTCGCCAAGCATGTGCGTGGCACAGACGGCCCCAAGTTCACGGTCACGCAGTTCGAGATCGGCTCCGACCCCGACACGGTGGCTCACGTGATGGAGTTGCTGCGAGACGAGGTGACCATCGGCCTGTCAGCCATCATGCAAGACGTCAACGAGGCGCACGGTGGCATGACCGACCGCAGCATCAACGTCCGGCTCGACCGAGCCAACAAGTTCCTGGCCAAGGTGCAGCAGTACGAGTCGCTGTTCGGGCGGCCGATCACTGACCTCACCGACGCCATCGAGCAGACCAAGGCGGCGGTTGCCGTCAACCGTCTGCTCGCTACATCTGTCTGACCGACACCACCCAAGGAGTTTCAAGCGATGGGATACTACGTTCGCATCACCAACAGCAACGTGTTCGTACCGAAGGACAAGCAGGAGGCTGCGTACAAGGCGCTGTGCGACCTCAACAGCAACGACTCGATCAAGGGCGGCGGATCGTACGGACCGCCGCCGGACGGAGGGCCGAGCGTCTGCCTCAAGAGGTGGTTCAGTTGGATGGATCCCAACTACCCAGAGAAGTGCAAGGATCTGGTCGCAGTCCTGACGGAGGTCGGCTTCGACTGTGAGGTAAGCCCGGCAGGGGACATCCTCTCGCTGTCCTATGACAGCAAGACCGGCGACCAAGAGTACTTCCTCACGGCCCTCGCCCCGTTCGTCACCAACGGATCGTTCATCGAGTGGCAGGGGGAGGAGGGCGAGAAGTGGCGTCATGAGTTCGACGGCCACAGGATTCGTACCCGCGAGGCCCGCACCACCTGGGTGTGAATCGCCCCTGTTTTCCCGCTGCGGAGTCTGGTTTCACGGGGCTGGCGGCACGTTGCCCCAGCCCCCTTCTTTCACCCGGAGGTTCTCATGGCTCGCTCAACTCTTGGCAACGCCCCCGCGTTGCTCGCCGCCCAGGTCGTCCCCACCCTCGTTCGTGGCGGCACCGGCGTCGGCAAGTCCTCCACCTGGGAGGCACTGGCCGCCGCCCTGGGCCGCACGTTCGTGCCGCTGCTCGGCGCCACCCACCTGCCCGAAGACTTCTCGGGCTACCCCATCCCCAACCACAAGGCGGGCGTCGTCAACATGATGCCCACCTCGTGGGTGCAGAAGACCATGGACGGCAAGGCTCTCGTCCACGTGGATGAGGTCACCAACGTGCCGTCTGCCACGCAGGCTGGCCTGCTCTCGGTGATCTCCGAGCGGCGGGTCGGTGACTACGTGATGCCAGCCAGCACGATCATCGTCGGGTCGTGCAACCCGCCCGAACTGTGCCCCAATGCCGTGCCCCTGGCACCGGCGATGCGGGCCCGGTTCTTCCACTACGAATGGCAGGTGGACTACGAGCATTGGTTCACCGGCCTGCGGGCGGGCTGCAAGTGGACGGCCCCCGAGTTCCCGGTCGTGCCGTCGCACTGGGAGGACATGCTCCCGCAGTTCGGCAGTGTGGTGGAGGCGTTCCTCCGCTCAGCCCCCGACTGCCGGGAGAAGTTGCCCATCGACGACGAGACGATGGCGTTCCCCAATCCCCGCACTTGGACGTACCTCGTTCGCTGCTTTGCGGCGGCCGACGCGGCCGGTTACGAGCGGAAGGATCCCATGTACCGAGCCCTGGCACACGGCTGCGTGGGCGAGGCGGCGGGCGGATCGTTCTTGCAGTACTGGCACCGGCTCGACCTCATCAATCCAGAGTCCATCCTCGAGGGTGACGAGACCTACACCTACGAGAACCGGCCCGACGCCAACATCTGCCTGCTCACCGGGCTGGTGAAGGGGCTGCGGGACAACACCTCACCCGAGCGGTGGCTCAACGCTGCCGCTGCGTTCATCGAGGTCGGCGGGCATGAGATCGAGTCCTTCCTCATGCAGTTCAAGTCGCTCTGGAATCCCGTCAGCAATGGCGGCGTGCGGCCCGATGGCTGGAGCCCGCCGAAGGCTGTGCTGACGAAGTTGATGGCGTTGGTTCAGCAGTGATACACCCCACAGGAGACACGACGATGACACACACACCTGGCCCCTGGACTTCCGGAGGTTTCGCGATTATCTCGGACAGGCCATACCCACAGTGGCGAGAGATAGCCACTGTTACGTGCAAAACTCGCGACCTCTCCAACCCGGAAGTGGCGGCCAACGTGCGGCTCATTGCCGCAGCCCCCGCCTTACTGGAGGCACTCAAGATTATGCGAATGCAGTTCGGCAACTACACAGACGGAGATGGCGCTGCCAAGTTCCACGCCTGCAACATCGCAGACGCAGCCATCGCCAAAGCAGAAGGGAGGGAGTGATGAGTCATACACCTGGGCCGTGGGTGGTCAGTAACGACACCATTGGCAGCGATCACGGCGACATAGCCCGCATTCACTACCAAAGCAGCCGTGCTGCAAGGGGGTGGGAGGATCGATTTGTCATCGCCGCTGCGCCGGAGTTGCTGGCTGCCCTGAAGGAGGCAGCGCAGGAACTATCGCTGGTATGCAAGTGGTTTGATCATCCTGAGCAAACCACAACCGAGACTTTGAGGCGGGCGACATCCGCAATCAACAAAGCAGAAGGGAGGACAGCATGACACCACGACAACTGTTGGGCAAGGCACGGGTACATACCTTCGAGTACGTGCCCTACCTCGCCTCGTACATCTACGCCCTGCGAGAACAGGAGGAACCCAGAGTCGGCACCGCTGCGGTCGATGCCCAAGGCACCCTCTACTGGAGCCCGGAGTACATCGCCAAAGCGGACGTCGGGCAGGCGGCGTACATCATCACCCACGAAGTGCTGCACCTCATCTTCGACCACCACAAGCGGTCGGTCGAGATGCTGGGCGAACACATGACCGAGACCGAGCGGTACATCTGCAACATCGCCGCCGATCTGGTGATCGAGCAGACGCTCGCCATGATGCGACACCTCAGGCCGCCTGCGGTCGTGCATCTTGGGGCCAAGGTTCCCAAGCTCGGCATCACCCTGGACTTCCCGCCCAACCATTCGATGCAGGAGTATTACCGCCTCATCACGGAGAAGCTCAGAGGCCAGGACCAGGACGGCAGCAGTTCCAGCAACCAAGGAGAGGACGGCAATGACGACGACTCTGGCGACGATGGGGCGGGGTCTTCGCCTCCATCCGGCAGCGATACTTCCGATGGGGCCGGGCAAGACGGCGACGATAGCCAAGACCCTGGCGAGGAGGATGCGGCTGGCGGCAGCGAGGGCTCGGCTGAGGACGGGCAGGGCAAGGACGCGACGGAGCCCGGTGCGCCGGGCACGGGCGGCTCGTGCGCTGACGGCCAGCCACGCCCCTACGAGGTAGAGAGCGACGGCTCATGGGACGCTTACGGCTGCGACATGGCGGCCGCCCATGCTGCCGCAGCCATTGCACAGGCCGAGCAGAGCAACCCTGGTTCCGTGCCTGGGGCAATCAAGCAGGCCATCAAGCAGCGGCTCAACCCGCAGCCCGACCCGTTCGACCAACTGCGTTCAGCCGTCTGCACCAGCGTGGCCTCGCCGGTCGGCGGGCGTGACTTCACCCACCGGCGGCGGTCCCGCAAGCAGCCGCCAGGGGACGACCAGCCCCTGCTGCACGGCCGCATCACGGTGCAGCCGCACGCTGTCGTGGTCGTGGACACCAGCAGTTCGATGATGCGAGCGGACATCCAGGCCCGAGCCCTGTCCGTCATCGCTCAGGGGCTCCGGAAACTGTCCCGGGTAAAGGTCTACTGTGCTGACACCACCGTGCAGAGCAACAAGTGGGTGGCTACCACCCGCCTGTTCGACTGGCACGGCGGCGGCGGCACGGACATGCAGTCCGTGCTCAAGGAGATCGAGGCCCGGGAAAAGCCCGACTCTATCGTGATGGTCACCGATGCCGAGACTTACTGGACTGCCGACTGGAAGCCACGCGCCCGAGTGGTGATGGCCTACACCGGCAGGGTCGGCTCGCACTGGCATGCGGCGATACCCAAGTGGGCACGTGTCGTGCCGATTGCAAGGGAGGAGGCGTGAGATGGCAAAGCGAAAACCCAAGCCCGCATGGGACTGGAGCAGGTTCAAGGATGCCCGCACGCTCAAGGAGTGGGTTTCGCACCCGCACTGGGAGAAGTACCCGAAGTTCCGCGCCAAGGCGCGGGCGTTCTACCGCTCCCTCCACCTGCGGCTAAGCACCGGGCTTCCGGCGGTCGTGCGGTTCGGCGGCAGTTCAGAGGGAATGCGCAAGGTGATGTCGGTCTATGCCGCTCACGGCCGATGGCTCGGGCTGCTGCTCACCGTCAGCACGCCGCCCGCCAGCAAGCAGCCGAGCCGGATGCTGCACGTGCTGATTCGCATGCACGACAAGGCGTCACGTGACGCACTCGGCATCGACTGGGACTACGGGCTGGCCCACTGCCACGTGGTCGCAGTCGAGTACGGCGAGTCCTACGCCCACCGCACGGAGTGGAAGTCCGCAAAGGAAGCCCTGGTCGGCATCCGCGAATGGGTCAACGGCACCCTCTACATCCCAGGCCCATCACACTAAGGAGATTCGTATGTGGAACTACAAGATCGGACGGTTCACGGTTCGCGAACGCTGGCGAGACATGCTCGGATTGCACGATGATTGGACGGCACACGCCATCCGGCTCGGCGTCCTGCTGTTCGCCATGGCAACCATGAGCGACCCAACCGCATCGGTGTACATCTCACCGACCGTGTGGGCTGGAATGGTTGCGTTCTGGTACTGGTATCCCACGTGAAAGGAGACACCCAATGCCCATCGTTTACGCCTATGGCCGGGCCTCAACCGGCCGACAGACCCTGACCGAAGCCAACCAACGGGCCAAGTGTGAGGAGTACGTGCAGCGAGTCCTCCAGCCGGAGGGCTACACCTTTGGCGGCTGGCTCTACGACTCAGCCACCAGCGGCTCCAGCCCCATGTTCGAACGCGAGGAGGGCCGCAAGCTCTGGGCACTCGCCCAGCCCGGCGACAAGATCGTCTGGGCCAAACTCGACCGGGCCTTCCGCTCCGTCGTGGACGCAGCCCAGACCATGCGGCTGCTCCAAGCCAAGGACGTCTCGTTCAACTCCCTCGACATGGGCCTCGACACCAGCACGCCCATCGGCCGGTGTGTGTTCACGATCCTCACGGCCTTTGCCGAACTGGAACTGGAGTTCATCCGAGAGCGGACGCGAGACAGCCTGCAAGCCAAGCGGAAGGCTGGCAAGCCCCACAATAAGCACGCCCCCATCGGCTGGAAGAAGCTCGGCAAGGGCAAGGACTCCTACTACCTGCCCGACGAAGAGGAACGTCGGCAGGTTCTCGAGATGCTGTCTCTCCGCAGTGATGGCTACAGCCTGGAGGCCATCACGCACCACGTGTACAAGTGGCGCAGGCCCAACGGCTACCGCTGGAACATCAACAGCATCACTCGGGCACTCAGGGCAGCAAAGGCTCGCTTTGCAAAAGAGTTCGCAGAAGCTCCAAGGCGTCGTCGAGCCGCCGCCTCACTGTCCTAGGATCACGCCCTGCTTGCTCGCCTATCTCCCTGAGGCTTAGCCCGCGAAAGAATCGCAGGTGAATCAGCCGCCTGGCCCTAGGAGGAAGGCGAGCAACAGCCGCCTGGAGCCTGCCCGAGATCTTGTTCGGCGCTACCGCCAGGGCCTCCGCTATCTCCATCGGAACCCGATCAGGAGAGTCGTACCGCGCCCGGCGATTCCGGTCGATCTCCTTGAGCATCGCGTTGCGAATGGCAGTGGTGAAATAGGTCGTAACCTGCGACTTCGCGGCGTCGTACGTTACCGAAGCCCGGCAAATTGCTAGGTAGGCCACGCTCTGGGCGTCGATCTGGGCGTACTGCTTGCGAAGAGATGGGTATCGGTAGCGAAACGCTGCCAGCGCCTTTGGGACAATGCCCATGGCTTGCTCTGCCAGACGCTGCTGCTCGGGGCTGAGGTGCATTGATGCACTGTGCCACCGACAGGGCGTTGTCGATACGCAGTTACACCTCGAGCATCTCCCCTGGGATCATCCCCCGTATCTCCTCCGCGAGCTTCCGCGTCTCTGGCGTCGGGTCGCCGTGCTTCATCAAGCTGCGGCACTTCTGGTCGATCTCCCACAGGGCGAGCAGTGCCTGGCTGCCCAGCCGTGCGGCGTCGTAGTCGCCCTGCTCGTCGGGCAGGTTGAAAGAGAACGTCGCTACGGGAGACATATCAGATGTGATGTGTTGCGGAAACGGATTGGGGGCGACACACAAACTGTCACTTCCCGCCATCTTCTGTGCAGGCCGTGAACGTACACGCCAACTCCTGCGTCGCCAGCGACTCCGGGTAGCCATTCGCAATCAGCCACTCGGTCATATCGCCATCCGTCGCGGGATCGTACAGTCGGGGGAATCCGTACCTGTGGCCGCCAGCGGGATCGACCCAGTAGGGTCGGGCCAGCCACGCGGGCGGGATCGCAGGCTCGGGTGGTGTGGCAGTATCGCCCATGTCTCAAGCCTCTTTATCTAGCGCACCGTTTCGCGGCCGTCTACTGCACCGTTCCGCTCCAGCAGCCCGCGTAGAACGTCCGCCGCACGGCTGGCCCCGTCAATGGTAGCCCGTTCGTTAGCGCAGCCGGCCGTCGCCTCACACAGCATCACGCCGTACGCTATGGCCTCCCGCTCCGCGTCGGTGAGCGTGAGCGAGCGGCACAGCGGGACGACGCCGTGATTGCCCGTCACAACCGCGTCAATCGCCTTGGCTTCCTCTTCGATGGCGTAGACATCGTAGATGCGGTCGCCGTCCGCGAGCAGTACCGCCCACGCTATCGGCTCGTTGTGGTTCACTTCGTCCTCTCCAGTATCGTCCGCAGCGTGGCGTCCACCGTGTCGGGGCCGCCCGTGCCGATATAGTACGCAATCGCCTCCCGCTCCGCGTCGGTGAGCGTGAGCGGTGTGTTCGCTGCTGGGGCCGATTTTCCGGCTCCGGAAATCGCCGCCGAACCGGAAAGCCGCTCCCACAGACCTTGCAGTGTCTTCGCCCACTGAATCAGCGGGCGAGCCTCGTCAAGCCGCGTGGCGCTTTGCAGCTCGCGGGAGCGGTCGCACAGCAAATCGTACACCCTGGAGATCGCCTCCCGCTCCTCGTCGGTGAGCCGCAGGCGTTCGATCGCGGCCGCCGCGTCGTAGCAATCCCAGTAGTGCTGCTCGTCGTCGGTGCCGATCATGTTGGCCCGCGTCTGACGCAGGCGGGTGGCTATGTCAGGCATTTTCCATTTTCCAGAAAACGATCCCGGCGGGTTCTCGTCACCCCGTTATCAGTGAGATCGATGCCCGCCGGGATCGCTGATCGGTAAGAAATGCTAGGTACTTTTTCTGACGCCCCAATCATATCGCATAAGACACGTTTTCCGTCGCTTCTCGCGTACGGTTGGGGCGTTACTTTCCGCCTGTAGCGTCACTTGCTGGGTTCTTGCTGTTTCGCCAGTTCTTTGCCAGCCTCAACGCCAGCAAGGTACGCCGCAGTAAGTGCGTCTCCGTCTTCTTGTCCTTCGGCCAAATACACACCCTCGCAGCGGTCGAACGCTTGGCCAAGAAGGTGCCGCCAAAACTTCAGTTCTTTGCCGCGATGCTTCACAACCAGCGTGATTCTGTCCGTCCGCAGCGGATGCTCCATATGCCGGTTCTGGGCAACACACAGGGCGTCGTCATCCTCTTTGCTCATGCGTCACCTCCTAGGTGCCGCTCAGTCTACGCCCGCCGTCCAGCGAGTCTACGCCTCTTTCGGCCGCCTCTAGCGTCAGTCGATGCCAAGAGCCTTGAACGCCACTCGCCGCAGGTCGGCAATGTGATGCTCTGCCGCCCGCATGGCACCGGCTGACCCGGCTCCCTCTGTCGGACGAATCCCGGCATTCCACAGGTCATCCATCAGCACCTGAGCCTGTTGCATCCGCATGGTGAGCAGCGACCGCCGCTCGGCGTTGTCGGCAATCGGCTCCCAACGGAGGGTAGCGACCTCAACGGGGCCGCCTGTGATTCGCCGCCACGCTCCGATTTCGACGCCGCCGCCCCAAGGAGAAGCCTGCGCACGGATGTGATCGTCATAGTTTAGGTATGTCATCACTTCACCTCCGGCGGCTCGGGCAGCGGCATCCAAGCCACCGGCTCGTCCACCCTGTCGTCGCCACTGTTGAAGTGCGGCCCTTTGTCGTCCTCCACCCAAAACGTAGCTGCCACAACGCCGAGTTTCTTGAGCCGGCTGTACTTGTGCCTAGCGTTTGACCAACTGTATCTGCGGTGAGCGACGATCACCGTTTCGCCCCACTTGGGCAGGCTCTTCTCAACGCTGATCCACTTGCTCGCCATGCCCGCCATCCTATCGACCTAGCCAAACGAGTCTACGCCTGTTTCGGCCGCCTCTACAGACATTGTGCTAGACCCGATTTGAACGGGCGGCACTGGCCGTATAGCCCCGTCGCGGGCACGGTTCCAGAGACTAGCGACGACTCGGCGTTACCCGATAGTTCAGCCTTAGACCACTCAGCCACTAGCACGCCGCCTAGTCTACGCCCGCCGTCCAGCGAGTCTACGCCTGTTTGGTCGGCAACCATCAAGGATCGCTTGATAGTTCCGTCGCAAGATTAGTGCGTCTAACGCCGCGCCGGAGGCGCAAACAACGCCTCCAGCCCGGCCTTAACGTCAGGCCCAAGAGCCTCCAGCACTCTCGCCTCCACCTGCGACTGCGTGTAGTCGCCTGCCGCGTCGTATGCGGCCTTCTCCCACAAGGTGAGCGGGTAAGGGCAAGGACGAAGCCTCGCCACGCAGGACTTCCGCTTCGCGTTGTCAATGATGGTGATGTCCAGTTCCGATAGCGTAACGGGCTTTTGGACTCGCACCTCGCCATTGCTGCGAGTGTAGGTCGGCGGCTGGATCGTAACGGGCTGCGGAAGTTGCATTGCGATATCTCCTATTAGCAGGACGGCGGTGGGTTGGGGACGAACGTGCCAGCCGTGCCGGCACTGTTGCAGGCCGAGCCAGTGAAGGTGGCCGTGCCAACAACGGTGCTGAAGTTGATCGAACTGCCATTAAACGTCGCGTTGCCGGTAACAAGACCGTCGTAGTTGTACGCACTGCCGTTGAACGTCGCGTCACCTTCGACAGTGCCGCCGTTGGACGCACTGCCGTTGAACGTCGCGTCACCTTCGACAGTGCTGCTGTTAAACGACTCGTCGTTGAATGTCGCATCGCCGGTGATGGTGCCGCCGTTGTTGTACGCACTGTCGTTAAACGTCGCCTCGCCGCGGGTGGTGCCG